TTTTCAAAGATTTTTATAATTTTTGTTAGTAAAATTTTCAAAGATTTTTATAATTTTTGTTAGTAAAATTTTCAAAGATTTTTATAATTTTTGTTAGTAAAATTTTCAAAGATTTTTATAATTTTTGTTAGTAAAATTTTCAAAGATTTTTATAATTTTACTACCTCATTTGCGCCAAATTTTACCTCAGTGTTAGTGTGATTGTCAAGTAAATTTTTAATATCCAGCGTCAAAGCTACCCTAAACCGTAGCAAATTATTAAATTACCCCAATTAAGCGAGGGGTGTCTGCGCCAAATTATACTAGTGCTAAAGGTAATTTGTCAAGTAAATTTTTATAAACGCGAATAGCCCAACTTTGCAGTATGGGCGAAAAAATTCCTCGCAACCACCAACAGTGGGCGAATCAATGCATTGAATAACCAGAAAAAGGTTAAACTAACCTAGCAGTTTAGCAATTTGCTACGGTTTAGGGTCTGAGGTCTATAGGAGACTCTCTTACTATAGGGTACTTTCTGTGCTTGCCTGATCTAGTGTTTGGTAATACTTTTAATTCTAGTAAAATATCTATAGGTGATTTTTGTACGTTTAGTGCACCTGATTTTAGCCACCCAGTAAGCTTTTTAGTACTAGCTTTTGGGTATAAGGGTACTAGGTTTAACAAAGTATATTTACCTGAACTTTTAAACTTAGTGTAATAATAAGCTTCTAATAAGTCTAACCATAGATAATCAGATTCTATAAGAATTTTAGTTGTATAATCATTACTTAAATTATACGCGTTTTGTAATAGTTTAGTATGGGTACCACTTTTAAAAGCTAATTCGTGTTGCTTTAAGCGATTTTCTATATCTATAGATTTACCAATATATACACTATTTATGCTTTCAAAGGATATTAGGTATATTCCACAGGTCATATAAGTAACTTTCGGTATAAGAAGCTAAGTCGTAGCAAAATGAGGACCCTAAGCCGTAGCAAAGTGTGGAAGATTAATAAGTGTTAAAAGTGTTACTATCCGTGAATCCTATTGGACCGCCTACTGTAATAGTTTCTAGAATAACGGATCCTTTGGCGACCTCCGCTTTGGCGCGTTCGTTATTGGCTTGAACAACTATTATACATCAGAAGGTAGCATTTGTCAATGTAAATTTTTTCTGACCCTAGGCTGTAGAAATTTGAGTGTAAAACACGAAAGTTCATAAACACAAAAGCCCCTAAAGCCTATACAGCTTTAGGGGCTTTTGTGTTATTCGCTCGGTTTAGGATCAAGTTTTTCTAGTAACATAACTAAAACGCTTTTATTGAGTTTTTCCATGCTTTCTAGAATTTCTACGTCTACATTGAGGATTTTTGCAAATTTTTCGACATATTCACTCTTTTTGATAGGAATTTCTCCTCGTTTTGTTAAATATTGCTTCTTTTTGTAGACACCTAAACTGCTAAGTTTGGCGATGATTGACCGTTCCGGTACGATTTCGCCAGTTAAGGTACTGAGTTTTGTAGCGATTTGTGGCACCGAAAGTCCCTCAGACTGGTACCAAACCACAATTTGGTCGGCTAATTTCTTGTCGTATTTCATTCTGACCCTAAGCTGTAAAAAGTGTAGTGATATAGTAAACTGTTAAAAGTGCAATAAGCTGTAAAAATTGTTGAAATTTCATTCTGACCCTAAGCTGTAAAAAGTGTAGTGATATAGTAAACTGTTAAAAGTGCAATAAGCTGTAAAAAGTGTAGTATTTCATTCTGTACTAACCTTAAACTATTAAAAATATAGCAAGCTATTGAATACTAAAATCTTACCATGGATCATCTTCTAAATTGTGTCTACCAATGCTAAGACCAATAGGTTTAGCTGGAGTACTAGTAACTACTTCAGAACTTATCAATGCTTCTGGCATAGTATCCCAATTTGATGGGTCTAGAATCATGTATTTAGTGCGATTCTCAGGATGTGCACACCAGATTTGAGCGTACATTGTCTGTATATACTCTGGTAAGTGAGAAATACAGCTAGTACCATATAGTCTGACTGTGGATACTGGATTACGTCTAGTTCCAGCAAATTTTCCAGTTTTGACTAGTAATCCATCTTCACGGGCTTGTATGATTTCCTCACGCGACGGTTTAGGGTCGAGTTTCTCATCCCAGAGCATAGCCATTGCCAATTTAGGGTTCACAATACCTATAATATCTTTCTTATACCAGTGACGATAAGGAATACCCTTTACTAGCTTAAACGCGTATAGTACTAAAGGAACTAGAGCGCAAAAGTTCTTGCCCGGCCCAGTATACTGTTTTTCTAGATAATGAGACCTATTATCATACATAAGGAAATAATGCAACCCTCTACCCTCAGCCGTAGCACGTAGTTGCGTGTAGAAAGCTCTAGAAGAAATCAGCCCACCCCCATCATTGGCCTTAAATGCAGCCTCTGCAACACTAGCATCATAAATCTCACCGTCCATAGTGGATAATTTGAATGAGCTAAAATAAGTAACTAACAGTCCAAGCAGTTGGGTTCCTGTATGCTTAAGTCCGTTTGAATCGCAAAAGGCCTCTATAATATCTGAGGTAGCTTGCTGCTTGATTTGAATTAGCTCACGCATAGTTAGTACGCGTTTTACTACCGTTTCAGACAAATTTCCTTCATAAGAGCCACCTTCTGGATTCAAACGTTCTTGACTCTTATTTAGTGCTGCGATTCTTTTACAGTAGTCATCCTCAAACTCTGATTCTATCATTTTAACTGCGATATCTGATGCACTATCACAATTATCTGCTAGAGAAGCCCAATCCAAATCTCTCCAGCTAGTAATCCTTGCGGAAGATCCAGATGATTTAGGAATCTTACCTCCCCAGTTACCGTTAGCAGGTCTATCCCATGATTTAAATGTAATTGCCATATGTTTTTCTTTCTGACCCTAAGTTAAAACAGCTATAGCGGGTCAAGGACTGAAGTCTCTTACTATAACTGCGTTGCACGAAAGTGCTAAGATATTTTGAGGAAGGTTGGCGTCTCTAGCGGGCTGGAAGGGTGGAAAGGGTGGGAAGTCGCTTAAATCCTTCTCAGTTTCCAAGTAAGGAATCATTTTTAGACGCAATTAGTCATATGTTTTATTTTTTATTATTGTTCCTTTGCACAGGTTTCAGAAATTAAGAAAACTAGGCCGCCACCCACAGGGCGCGATATAGTTTTATAATTTTTAAACCAGTTCAAAGGAACCACTAGTATCTCTTTATACAATTATTATACCAAGAAAAGCATTTCCTGTCAAGCTTAAAAGTTTCTAGGGTCAGGGAAATTGTTGAAAATTACTATTACCAATAAAAATTTTCATCTAAATATTAGTTGCATAGAGGAAATTGTAGAGATATTACCCTAGCCTTATCGAGCTTGCGCTCTACGAGCGCAAAACCTGATAAACTGGGTTAATTTTATGGTAATACAATCTCCATCCAATGTGTAGGGTTTAAATTTGCAAACCCAGACCACGCTACTTTATCAAAAAACTTCTCATAATGAGCTACTTTAACATAATCACCATCTGTAATAAGTACAGTTTTAGAACAACTCCAATTATCATCAATATAATATAATTCCGGTAGATGCTTTGATACTTCAATCCAATCTTCTTTTTTCATTTATTACTCCTATTTATAGAATCTTATGCAAAAAGGGGACTCAAGTACGAATATATCGACCTGAATCCCCCTTAGTTAAATAAGCGCTCTAAGCTGTATCCATTTGCAAAAATTATTAGACCAATGTCTGCCCCAAAGGTCTATATGAGTTATACCTGGTTGCCAGGTTCTAGGGTTGTACTGCTCACTAAGATAGTTAGTGACAATAGGCGTTGCTTGATGCTCCATAGGTGAAGCATGTATAGGTTTACTATTGATTAGCTTATCAAAAATCATTATAGCTTTATCTATACTATCATCATTTTTTCTATAACTAACTTGCGCGCAACAAGAGACGCTAATTTTTCTAGCTTCGTCTAGTGTAAGTACTCTACCATTAGTAGAGTATATCATCTCACCATCTAGACGTTCTCTATGAATATATGGTACATGCCATTCACCTACTTCTATCCTCATAGGTATAGAATCTTGTAGAGCCTCATTCATCTTTTTAGCTAACTCATGAATCTCCGGCTGTGCATCATTATGATTACGAAGATTAAACCAGTTATCTAACTCTGTAGCTGTCATAACTGTTTTCATAACCATGAAACATTCTGTAATTCTATTAGCTATTTGTTTATGAGAGCCTAAGTTTGCCAAAGCTTTAGACCCGTGAATCGCATCATTGCGTGCCTTTATCCAAATCTGTTTAGCTATCTCAACATGTTCAGGGGGTAAATCCTCTTTACTCTGCATACCTGGGTTATTTTTACCCCAGTTAATTGGCATAGCAGTATTAGACAGAATCTGTTCGTGCATACTAGCAATAGGTATTGCTCTTGAACTAGCTGCATTTCTAGAGAATGCTCTATGCGTCATAAACTCTGAGTGAATAAACCTAGGGTACTCTAATTCAAACGTAGTGATACGGTATCCTTCTAAACTTATGGAGTCTTGAATTACTTTAGCAGATATAGTTGATTTATGCATACTTAATAATAATGATTAATGAAAAGATAGATACACTTAGTATAAGTAAATAGGCAGTATGTCCTTTAATTTTACAAAACCAGTTATTCATTTTTTGCCTTTATAATAGCTGTTTCTGCGATTTTAGTGCACTGTTTTTTATGACAGCTACAGTCAGTTTTACAGAAAGGTTTAATTAAAGAACCACAAAATTCACATTGTGGTTCTTTAATTTTAGTAGATTTATATACCGGAGGTACCGGAGGAATTAGGGAGATTTCAGTTACTAACATGATTGTTTATACGTCTTTATAGAAAATATGTTTACCTACCTTTGCCACATATTGTAGCTTCCATTTAGGTGCTACATATTCTGCGTGGTAGTAGAGAGAGTCAAATTGCACTGTAGAGTTTAATGCTATATATGATGCCTCCAATGATTGCTGTGTATATACTATTTGTTTATATTTAGTAGTCCAACTAAATTGATTGGGCTGGAATACTACTTCACATATAGTTTTAGGAAACCGTTTATCCGCTACACGGTTAAGGGTTACTTTAGCTATAGCAACCTGCCCTTCAAATGGTTCTCCTCTAGCTTCATAATATACATTAGCCGCTAAGCAATTTAGTTCGTCTATATCTGGTAATGTTGGTACATTTAAATTTGCCAAAGAAAAACTAAGCAGCACTAGATTTGCTGTTAGAGTCTTTTTCAACTAGTACAAGGATTGCCGACTTTGGTTTGGCCCCCTTCCTCACTGCTTCTATGCTTTCTTGAATTGTCATGCCCACTGTTTCCCACATCGCTAGTTTTCCGTTGATTTTTGCGTAAACTTTCATTATCTTCCTTTAGTTGGTAAATTTGGTCTAGATACGCTTGTATTGTAGAATGCTGCGTAAGGTACTGCTCTTGTAAACTTTCAATAGAAGCAATATGTTGATTATTTTGATCTACAAGCTGTTTAATTGCTCTAGAAGCTCTTAGTGTTAATAAAGAAGGTGCCTTAGTCATACTAGTTCCGTCCGCTTGGATTTCTATGAACCCACTAGTTAATTCATTTAATAATTGTTGCATAAAATTCCTTTCGATTGTTTATTATACCGTAAAAGATAGAGAAAATCAAGACAGTTTTTGTTATACTTTATGCGCCAAAGCATATAAAAATTTACACTTGCAGGCATGTTTTCTTAATGCTATAATATAAGAAAACAAAGGAATATTATGGCCTATACTTATACTCGTGAATTAGAATTACTTATTATAAATAAACTATTGCCTGCATATAAATTGCAAGAGCTAGCAAAAGGAATTAAAGACCCTCTTAAAGATATAGATCATAGATTACTTGACCAAATAACTAAAGAAAAGAAAGTACCTGCATTATTAAAGCCATGAGCACAACATATATAAACCTAGAAAACTTTAAGGATAGAAATCCAGAAGTGATTACTTCTCCTAAAGTGGAGCATGCCAATACTTCTGCACTGGATTTACAGATTAATGGAGATCATTATAAAAAAGCTAAAATTCAACCAATAGAATTTATACACGCTAATAATATACCATTTTGTGAGGCTAATGTTATTAAGTATATTTTTAGGTGGAAGTCTAAAAATGGTATTGCAGATTTACAAAAAGCTAAACACTATATTGATTTGTTAATGGAGCTAGAGTCAAGAGAATGTATAAAAGGTTAACGGCAGAATTAAAACATACTAGAAAGACTTTTACAGAAACATGTAAATTTCTAGGAATTGACCCAGAATACGCAGATCCGGATATGTTAGATATTACTAGATGTGATAATTGTAATACCTGGGTAGCAAAAAATAATATTATATTTCAGGTAGAGGGCAGTGCATATTGTAGAATATGTGATGATTTAGATACTATGAGATTTTAGCACAGCTTGTGCAATATGCTTGTATACAGTACAAGAATGTTACAATCATTTACAACAATTGTATGTATTGAACTAAGACACAATATTAGAAGTCATGTTGGCTTAGATAATGTACTAATTATTATATTTAAAAATCTTACAGTATATTAAGATAAAGGCTGTATTGCATATTAATAGGTAAGCCGATTTCAGAATGCTTTATTCTGACTTGAAATCTTTATCAAAATATACTATAATTATTGCTTGAATACACGAGGAAACTAAATATAGTTTACATATATTTAGTTTCCTAATATACTAGTAGACGATATTATACGCAACATAACCTTATTATAAGCTCGTCTATTTCAGAATGATTTATTCTTACTTGAAATCTTTATCAAAATATACTATAATTATTGTTTAAATACATATAGGCACTAAAATGACAGAAAACATCCAAATCAAAAACCGTTGGACTGGGGGTATCCTTTTTGAGGGTGATAGTGGTGATACTTTGCTGTGCACACTAAAAAAGGCACTAGCAGCAAAAACCGATTTGTATGGGGCCGATTTGCGTGGTGTAAACTTACGTGGTGCCAATCTAAGTAATGCCAACCTAAGTGGAGTTGATTTGCGAGGTGCCAGCCTATATGGTGCTTATTTGGACAATGCCGATCTAAGTGTTGCCAACTTGAGTGGTGCTTACCTAGACGATGCAAACCTAAGTAATGCTGACCTGCGTAGTGCCAATTTAAGCAGAGCTCTTCTGAGCAGTGCTGATCTGAGCGGTGCTGATCTGAGCGGTGCTGATTTGAATTGCATCGACTTGCGTTATGCTGACCTACGTGATGCTGACCTAAGCAGTACCAATCTGAGTAACGCTAACCTACGTGACGCTAATCTGAGCAATGCTAACTTAAGTGGTGCCCTTCTAAGTAGTGCCGACCTGCGCAATACCAACCTGAGGGGGGCTAACCTGCATGGTAGAAAGCTCGTAGGTACACGCCCAGTTTTAAGTATTGGGCCAATAGGCTCGCGTGGTGATTATATCCAAGCATGGATCACTAATGCAGGAGTAATGGTACAAGCTGGGTGTTTTTTTGATACTCGTGATAATTTTGAGACTGCACTTAATGTAGAGCATGGGGATAACTACTATGGACATGAATACCGCACTGCGCTGGTATTGATTGATAAACATACCGAACTGTGGACACCTAAGATTGAGTCCGTTTTTATGTAAAAGCGGAATGCTACACATACAAAATAACTTGTACACTTACCTTGAAGAATTCTAGAATGTCAAAAAATACCCAAATTAAAAATCGTTGGTCTGGCTACACCCTATTTGAGGGTGATAAGGATAATACCGTGCTAGATACTCTAGAAAAGGCAGTAGCAGCAAAAACCAATCTTCACGGTGCTAATCTGCACGGTGCCTACCTGTATGAGGCTAACCTATACTGTGCTGACCTGAGCTGTGCAGACCTAAGTAGTGCCAATCTGTATGGTGCTGATTTACGTGGTGCTGATTTACGTGGTGCTGATTTACGTGGTGCTAGCCTACAAGGTACCGATCTATGCAGTGCCGACTTGTGCGGCGCTACCCTATACGGTGCCAATCTATATGGTGCAAATCTATATGGTGCAAATCTATATGGTGCAAATCTAAGCGGTGCTATTCTGCGTGGGGCTAACCTAAGTAGTACCAACCTAAGCAGTACCAACCTGAGTGGTACTGACCTGCGAGATGCCGAACTGGGGTGTAGAAAGCTCATAGGTAAGTGCCCAGTTTTAAGTATTGGGCCAATAGGCTCGCGTGGTGATTATATCCAAGCATGGATCACTAACGCAGGAGTGATGATACAGGCTGAGGACTTTTTTGATACTCGTGACAATTTTGAGGGGGTGCTTAATACAAAGCATAGAGATAATGACTATATTCAGGAATACCGTGCTGCATTGATCTTGATCGACAAGCACACTGAACTGTGGACACCTGTGATTGAAGATACTCTTGCATAATAGCAAGACGCTATATATCTTAAAAAGACCCTAAAATGACAAAAAACATCCAAATCAAAAATCGTTGGTCTGGCTACACCCTATTTGAGGGTGATAGTGGTGACACTACCATGCTGTGCACACTTGAAAAGGCAGTAGCAAAAACCAATTTAAGCGGGGCTGACCTTCATGGGGCCTATTTAAGCAGTGCCAATCTGCGATATGCTGATTTACGTGATGCTGATTTACGTGATGCTGATCTGCGCTGCGCAAACTTAAGCAGTGCCAATCTGTTTGGTGCTGATCTAAGAGGTGCTGATCTAAGAGGTGCTGACCTACATGGTGCTGACCTGCATGGTGCCAACCTAAGCGACGTTAACCTACGAGATGCAAATCTCAGCTATGCTGACCTATGCGGTGCCATCCTAAGTGGTGCTGACCTACGCGATGTAGATCTGTGTGGTGCTTATCTACGTGTTGCCTACTTACGTAATACCAACCTATGTTGTGCTGACCTGCGAGATGCTGATCTATATAAGGCAGATCTGCGTGGTGCTGATATGCAGGGTGCTCATCTACGTGGTGCTAACTTGTGTGATGTTAACTTGTGAAGTAAAAACTCATTGATAAGCGTCCGGTTTAAGTATTGGATCATGTTGTGACTACATACATGATACCTGATACACACGTGATGATATAAGTTGGATACTTTTATACTGAAATTACTGTAAAGTATGTATACAATAACTAGGGGTAGTAATGTTGCATTAGTGCTACTCGACAAGCGCTATGAATGATTGACCCATAAGATTGAGTCCGCCTTTGTATAAAGAGTGATACTACTATCAGAAATAACCTGTACACTTACCTTGAAGAATTCTAAAATGACAAAAAATATCCAAATTAAAAATCGCTGGACTGGCTATATTCTATTTGAGGGTGCCTGTGATGATACTTTACTGGACACACTAGAAAAGGCAGTAGCAGCAAAAACTGACTTATACTGTGCTGATTTAAGCGGTGCAGACCTAAGCACAGCTAACCTGTATGGGGCTAATTTGAATGGTGCTGACTTGCGGGGGGCTAACTTACAGGGTGTCTATCTGGATACTGCTAACCTAAGCTGTGCCAACCTGAGTGGTGCCTATCTGGACGATGCCGGCCTGAGTAGTGCTGACTTAAGCGGAGCTCTTCTGAGAGGTGCTGACCTAAGCTGTGCTGACCTAAGCTGTGCTGTTCTAAGAGGTGTCGATCTGTATGGGGCCAACCTGTATGGTGCCAACTTGAGGGGCGCTGACCTAAGCGGTGCTGACTTGCGTGGTGCAGACCTGTATGACGCAGACCTGTATGATGCTGATCTAAGTAATGCTGTGTTAAATGGTGCAGACTTAAGTAGTGCCGTTCTTAGTGGTGCCCGTATGCATGGTAGAAAGCTCGTAGGTCCACGCCCAGTTTTAAGTATTGGTCCTATTGGACCGCATGGTGATTACATCCAAGCATGGATCACTAACGCAGGAGTGATGATACAGGCAGGGGACTTTTTTGACACTAGGGACAATTTTGAGGCGATGCTTAATACAAAGCATGTGGGTAATAACTATGGTCAGGAGTATCACGTTGCACTGATGCTGATCGACAAGCATGCTGAACTATGGACTCCTGTGATTGAGAATACTGTTGCGTAAAAGTATGACACTACATATATAAGTTATTTTGTACACTTACCTTGAAGAATTCTAGAATGACAAAAAACATTCAAATTAAAAATCGCTGGACTGGCTACGTTATATTTGAGGGTAACGATGATGATACCCTGCTATGTACGCTTGAAAGAGCAGTAGCAGCAAAAACTAACTTAAGTGATGCTGATCTTAGTGGTGCCAATCTACGTGGTGCCAATCTATGTGGTGCCAATCTACGTGATGCTGACCTACGAGGTGCCGATCTGCGCGATGCCGATCTGCGCGATGCCATCCTAATCGGTGCCATCCTACGTGATGCTAATCTTCACTGTGCTCTAATAAGCAAGACCAATCTACGTGGTGCCAACCTGTGTGGTGCTAACCTATATTGTGTCAACCTTAGAGATACCATACTAAGTGATGCCGATCTACGTAGTGTTGACTTACGTGGTGCTGATCTATGCGATGCCGACCTGGGCGATGCCGACCTGCGTGGTGCCAACCTGCGTGGTGCCAACCTGCGTGGTGCCAACCTGCGTGGTGCCAACCTAAAGGGTACTGACCTAAGCGGTGCTAACCTGAGTAGAGATAACCTGAGAGGTATCAGTCTAAGGAATATCTATCTGTGGAGTAGAAAGATCATTGACAAACATCCGATTTTTACACATTGATCCTATTGGATCACGCGGTTATTACATCCAAGCATATATCACTAACACAGATATTGTATTACAAGCCAGCTGCTTTTTTGATACTCGTGACAATTTTGAGGCTGCACTTGACATATAGTAGGTGATAATAACTAGGGTCAGGAATACCGTGCTGCGCTAGTACTGCTTGACAAGCACACTGAACTGTGGGCAGCTGTGACTAAGAATACTACTGTGTAAGAGGTATATACTATTATCATAAGTATACCTATTTGGATGGCAGATACATATAGAATCCTTAGCTTAAAGAAGATAAAAGAAACTTTATCCTATACTTTTAGTATTAAGACTTAATTTATTTATATGTGATTAAGAAATTTCTAGCAAATGAACTAAATGTACCGCCCCGTAGTATAATGGATAATACAGGGAGCTTCTACCTCCTAAATGGCAGTTCGATTCTGTCTGGGGCGGCCAAAATACACGTCTTTAGTGTAACGGATAACACGAGAATTTCCTAAATTCTAAATGCAGTTTCGAGTACTGCAAGACGTGCCAAAATTTAAACTTGATTATTCTGCTTAAACATTGTATAATTAATACTTAAACAGAGAAAATATGCTGCACACTAAGTGCCTTGGTGGTTATTGTTTAACTGGCAAGTATGGATGGATTAAATAATGGCTAAAGTAAAGGATAAAGTAGGAAAGATAAGTTTCGTACATAAACATCACTAGATGCTAGTGTAATTAAAGTCCTTAAAGCATTAAAAAAATAGACTTGCATCTGTCATACATATCATGTATAATATACACTTATCTGAGGCTAAAAACACAAAGCGTATCACCTTTGCTAAAACGCAATAATAATTGCTAAGCCTATATAATAGAACGCACCGTGAGCCTCAGATTTTCTTACTTGAAATAGTTATTAGAAATTGTTATAATTCTTGTTAAGAATTATTTATTAAATGCTAAGGTTAGTTTGCCTCTAACTAAATCTAACCTAAAGTGACTAGCAATGAGTGGCTACTAGTTATTCGGTAATGGTTATTAGCTTAGTACAGTGAGGGCAGAATCACTAGAAACTGCGTAGTAAAATTATTGGGTAATTACTGTCATAATAGGGTGCGAAAGTTTTAGTAAGATTGTTTAGCATTTAATAAATAGTTTAACGGATGCTTATACCGTTAAGGAGGCGGTTTCGGCTGTAACCCGAACGTGCTTTTGCACTCCGATGGATCGTTACCATCAGCATCCACCAATTAAATCTTTAAAGAAAACTAAGTGCGGAAGTGATGTAATGGTAGCCTTGCGATCCTTAGAAGTTCGTGTCCTTGTGGCGTGCTGGTTCGAATCCAGTCTTCCGCACTTAGTTTTCTTAACTATATTATTTGCGAGAGTGGAGAAATAGGTAAACTCAGCAGACTTAAAATCTGCCGCTATAAAAGGCTTACGGGTTCAAGTCCCGTCTCTCGTACCAACATCCTAAACAATATGACTAACATATACAATACAATAACTCAAATATCAGTTGGGCAAAAAGATGATAGTCCCATATTTGGACATGGCATTCGTATTAAACTGGATGATGATTGTGCAGGAATGTTTTTAGTATTTGAGCAAGATGATACAAACAATAATGCGAATCAAATTCGTATCTCTTTTGAAGAATGGGATAATGTAATCCTGGCAGTAAGTGTACTTAAAAATCAGCCCTTAGTAAAATAATATAGTGGTGTATTAGAGATTCTAACCTTAAAAAGCATGTAGGTTTGCTATTCATCTTTAATAAGCACATTACGTTTTAAGTATTGGTACTTCTATGCAAGACCTTCCTAATAAAGGAGCATATTGTGTCTAGAACGTATAAAGACAGGCCTCGTAAATTTAACCCAGAACCTTGGGATATTGACTTGATTAAACTAGATAGGTACACATATATTGATTCCCCTACTAAGAAAACAAAGAAGCGTAAAGAAGTAGATACAGAAGATCATTGGATGTCTACACCTTCTTGGTGGACTAGACTAATGATGACTCGTCCTGAACGCCGCTCGAATCGTTTACTAGAAGTCGCTGTAGTTAAGTCCATTGATATCGAAGATTTAGAAGATTTTGATTTTCCTGATCTTGGGCATAAACCTCATGTATATTACTGGTAAGGGTGTAAAAATTTACACTTGCATTTCATATTACATAAGTGTATAATATTTAATAGAATAGAACAGTTTGTAGCTCAGGTGGAAGAGCGCTTGCTTTGGGAGCATGAGGTCGAGATATCGTAATTCTCCAAACTGACCAATAAAGCTAGTAGGTGCTTTAAACTTACTACATTTAATTTAGTACTAGCTCGGGCTGGTTCATTCGAGCCCCTTGCAACACAGAGAAATAGCAGTATCCGGCCGGTAGACCTGTAAAGCGTGTTGATCCTAAGATATAGCGAGCGTCGAAACCTCAAGCAAACTTAGGGCTTAATGGCAGTAAACTAGTACTAAATTAAATGGGGGATGGGCAGGGTACCCGGGATTCCTTTGCACGGAGTCAGCCAGATCGGATCGTTACCGATATTCTCCACCAAAATATAATTAACCTTAGTTAAAGCAGCATATAAAATGAAGAAAACACGCTTTCAAAGACGATTACACCTTAATCGGTCCTATATATCAACTATTCGTAGAAACCGTTCAGATGCTATATTTAACCTCTTAAAACAAGAGTATTGTAAATTAATAGGTATTCCTTATATTGACTAATTTTTATTTCTTAAAACAAAGCAACCAATGAAATATATTAGAAAACTGGAAAGAGAACTTAAACGAGCTCTTGTAGAACAAGACGAACGTCCTCTTAGTAGTTCTGTTGCACGTAAAGTAGCTATGTTGCAGCGTGAAATTGAAGAAGAGTATAGAAAGAAAGATGATGCGCGCAGTAGAAGCAATTAAAATTTTAGAATCACTTGATCCTAACCATGAAGTAACACTTACAATTGATAAGCAAAAAATCCCAAAGTTTAATTCTACTCCTACTCCAACTGAGTCACTATGGCATTATCCTGAGTATATAAACTTCTGGAAAACTACACCAGTTTCTAGAGAAATTCATACTAATATACACTAATATGTTAGTAGCTTTCGGTTATCTACTAAAGACTATCTCAGTAGCTTGCTTCCTTGCAGTAGTGGGCACATTTTACTTAATTTTTAGAATTTCAAATGAAAACAGCAAAACGAGTGCTAGCGAAGCGTAACCCTTGCGTACCGCTAGCAAAGTTTAGAAAAGCAGGGGCGCACCGTAAGCCGTTTAAAGCTACACGAGGTGCAAAAAATCGTGAATTACTCGCTGATAGTTAAGTGGTTATAACATCACCCTTTTAAGGTGTAAGACCTCGGTTCAAATCCGAGTCAGCGAACCATATTTAAGTATTATTGTAGGCATAGGCTAATAAAGCTTGTTGCCCTTATTAGTAGCTTTGGCGCATACGAAAACTATACGTGTCAATATAAAAAGACATTATTAATAGTACTTAAATATGGTGTAGAAGTAATTACTCTACACCATTTACGGGAGTCATGACCCGTAGAACTCGCAATAATTTAACTGGCTAGAATGTTTCCCCTTTGCGGAGACTGTGTAGGTTCGAGTCCTACTTGCAATGAGTTCGCATACTTTAGTGTATATAATACACTAAAGTATGCTACACAACACACAGGAGGCTACATGAAAAGTCCATTTGAAATTCGTTATGATCTGATTGCGCTGGCGCACGATCATCTAGAAAAAGAATTTATTGCAAACAGCAAATTTGCAGAAGCAATGCTTAAAGAAGCAGTTAATATGGGTCAATTGTATACTGATGCCATAACAAAGTATATGCCAAAATATCCTTCTTTTGAAGAAGTAATTGAGTTGGCTAGAAAATGGGGTACATTTGTAGACGGAAAACCCTCTAAATGATTAGCAAGTTACTAACTAAATTCGCTAATTGGTACGCAAACCTTTATAGGGATATTAAAGTAAACCCTAAAAATATTAGTAGGTACTACTAATGCAAAATCTATTTGTTATAATGCGTAGTTGGTTTAAAGAAAAACCGTCTCTAGAAGATTGGATTGCTGCACATAACCCAACCTCAACTGCTCAAGTTGAATTACTAGAGTACCAGTACTTTCGTTTTATGAATTCCAAAAACTATTGGGGTGAAGTGATCTAATTACTGCCTAATGGTGGAGCAACAGGTTTAATTATGTAAGGATCTAAGTTTAATTATTAGCCCGATTATTAAAATAATCCCCATTGTATATGGTGATAAGTAGTATACAACCAATTTTATTCCGCAGAACCCGAATATGGATATGGGCCTGGCTGTTAGCCAGAGATTGACTGAGATCATTACTCAGATGTGGAGTCAAACAAGAAAGTTTATATGTCGTCAGAAACTGTAGAAATTCAACTAACCGAAGAAGAATTTAACGTATTAGCAATGGAAGCACATAAATTAGATATTACATTCAATCAATTTGTAAATAAAGTAATTCTCGATCAACTTCAAATTTTTGAAGTTGAATTTTTAAGTTAAATGCCTTATAATTATTCTTTAGTGACAGAGATCAGATACTTCATATACATACTAAACTAGTCTATGCTCGATTCATCGCAATGATGCCCCTAGTAGGGCACAATATCTGATCTCGCGTATTCTAAGAATTCATTTAATAAACACGAAAGAAACCAAATGTCCAGTTTAAATCGTCGTATTCGCGGTATGGAGTCTAATGGTGTAGGTACGCTAGTTAATAGCATCTCTGCTGAAAAGCAATTGAATCGTTTAGTTCTGGCTTCCTTGCTATGGGAGAATCAATTCTATTTAGATGGTGTAAGCCATGTAGATTTGATTAAATCCCTAGTCCCTAAGGTTGCTCCTGAAAAGGTAGCCGAACTTGCAATTACTGCACGTCATATCTATAAGCTACGTCATGTGCCTCTATTGCTTGTTCGTGAGCTTGCTCGTATTGGAAAGCTGAAAGCCTCCGTACTTAATGAAGTATGTCAACGAGCAGATGAAATGGGAGAGTTTCTTAACTTGTACTGGATGGAGGGTAAAACCCCTATTGCCAATCAAGTAAAAAAGGGACTTGCACAGGCCTTCGTTAAATTTAACGAGTACCAGCTAGCTAAATATAACAAGGCCTCCGCTAACGTTTCTATACGAGATGTTATGTTCTTGTCTCATGTTAAGCCTAAGGATGAAGAACAAGAAGCTCTGTTCAAACGTGTTGCTAATCAGGAATTAGCAACTCCTGACACTTGGGAAGTGCAGCTTTCTAGTGGAGCAGACAAGGCCGAAACTTTCTCTCGACTAATGAGTGAAAAGAAACTAGGTGCTTTAGCGTTTCTACGTAATTTGCGTAATATGACTCAAGCTGGTGTACCTGAGTCTGAAATCAGAACTTACGCAGCTAGTGTAAATGTGGATAAGGTTCTTCCTTTCCGTTATATTGCCGCAGCACGTATTGTTCCTCAACTTGAGGATATGCTAGAAGCTATGATGTTTCGCTCTCTGTCTACCGTAGAGAAACTGCCTGGGCGCACAGTTCTAGTAGTTGATACTAGTGGATCAATGCGGGATAAAGTATCAGGTAAGTCTGATATTACACGTATTGATGCAGCATGTGCCTTAGCTATTTTAGCTCGGGAAATTTGTGAAGATGTTGTTATCTATGCTACGGCAGGTGACGATTTTACTCGCCGACACGCAACAATGCTTATCCCCACTCGTCGTGGATTTGCTCTTTCTGAGTATATTACTTCTCCTGAAGTACGGTTTAAAATTGGAGAAGGAGGAATCTTCTTTGTGCAAACAATGTCCTATATCGCCGATAAAGAAAATTCCAACATTGTAGATCGTGTTATTGTCTTCACTGACGAAATGGATACAAGTCTATCGGGCCGTAATTTTGATCCATCTAAGGCTAAGCGTCTTGGAAAAGAAGGTCAAAATTACATTGCTAATGTAGGCTCTTATAGGAACGGCATTAATAGTAATGAATGGATTACTATTACAGGATTCTCGGAGTCTATGGTAGACTATATTCGTGAAAGTGAAAATAGTAGGTAAATAGGTGGTATGTACTGATTGCTACTAAGGTAGTCAAGAGGACCGGAATTCCTGAAGCCGTTAACAGCGGTACTACTAATACGTGCTAGAGTAAGCTATACCTCGTAACTCACTATATCTTACCTATCACTAATACCCAACTCGGATGCTCTAGTATGTTAATGATCTGACGACAAAGCTATAAACCGAGACTAGGCCTAGATTGGGTAACTCGGAGCTGATAACTCCAAATATGGATCAGTACTTTAGTAGGTAGTCAGTCCTACGCGTCTTATCAACGGAACCCAGCTCAGTAATTAAGTAATTAAATAAATGTACGCTAGGAATGGTAGTCAGCCCATCAGAACCAGGGAGTGCAGCATTAATTCATGCTCTAAAGGTAGCCAGCCCTTGTCCAAAATTGAAGCTTTAAATCCTTTCGAGGATTTAGACTGTTAGATAGCGGTAGTAATAGGTATTTCGCTTTTTAAACCATCTCCTTTTACTCCTTATTGTTCTAACAATCTAAGTCCTTGTTGATAATAACCGTTACTTCTTAATTTTGTTTTCTAAAAACGTTCGGTTATACCTGTTACAGGCATTATTCTTAATTCTTAGCGATAGATGCTCTTACTTCTTACTTTCTGACTATAATCAAACCCTTCACCGTAAGGTGAATCTGAGCATCACATATTCTAGAATTTTCGGGTAATTGGCAGAGAGGCCGATTGCAGCTCTTTGCTAAAGAGCCGGATTTCTTAATAAGAGTCCCGTAGGTTCGAATCCTACATTACCCGCCAGGTTTTAACTAGTTACCTAACTGGTTAACAATATACATCCACCTAGTGTAATGGCAGCACTTTGTTCTCCAAAAGCAACAGTCAAGGTTCGAATCCTTGGGTCGATGCCAGATATATTATTCATGCAGATGCCAATGATGGGTCTGCTGTTTTTGTAATCTTGCTTAATATAGGAGATTAGTATGAATGATGTAGCAAGTATGTTTTTGTTAAATTTTCAAAATTTAGTAGATCGTATGGAGAATGCCCGTTCTACGAGTATTCAAAAGTATGTCCTATTTCCCCCATCTGACATAATCAGAAAAGGAAATAATTGGGTTATCAATATTGCTTTAGCTGGATATTCTGCTAAAGATATTACCGTATTAGTTAATGATAACCAGCTTATTGTTTCCGGCGCCAAACAGCTCAAAAATGATGACGCTATTGAGTATCAGTACGAGGGTATTAGTAAAAAAGCCTTCGAGCGTAGATGGGGTCTTGATCCAGACATGGAAGTAGTAGGGTCTAGTTTTGAAAATGGACTTTTAACTATTGGTATTACTAAAATTGTACCAGAGTCTAAAAAACCAAAAACAATAACTATAGGTACTTCTAGTAAAGACATTACTAATAAGCTACTAACCGTATAGTATAGTTAATCAAGCCAGAAATTTCTGGCTTGATTTATATTTGCTTAAAGTGTTATAATAATTCTTTAAGCAAATATACTGAACAAATATACTGTAGCATAGCCAATTAGTAGAGTGCTGCTTCAATATGAGTATTTCAGCGTATAAATTAGAGTAATGCGGGGATTCAGGGTATAGGGAGTCCTCATAAGTCTTACCTAGTCGTTTCGAGTACGGCCCCCGCATCCAATAAAGTCCTTATTAATACTAATACTAAGGCAGATTAATCACTTACAAAGTTTGATTAGCAGTAGGTGGAAGCCCTACACCGTAGATAATATACGTAAATTTGGTAAGAGTATAACTTAAATAATAGTGATCTCTATCAAGTTCTAAATGGTAGAAAAACCCTCTATAAAAGGGTGGAAAATAGTAAAGGATACTGATGGATAATACTGATGACAATATTGAGAGTGTATTAATACCATCAAATAAGGGTATAGTAAGACCTAAGAATATATCTACTTTATACGAGTATTATATCTCAGGTACGATTACTAGTCCAGAAGACTATATTCATATTTTTGACCAGATTCGTCATGCGCGTGAAGACGATGATGTAAAAATTTATATTAATAGCTATGGTGGAGATATGTCCACCGCAATACAATTCATGCGAGTTCTTAGTGAAACTAATGCAACCGTAACTTGCTCTGTAGAGGGTATGTGTGCTAGTGCTGCTACCTTAATTTTCTTGAGCGCACATATATTTGAAATAACTCCTCACTCCAGTTTCATGGTACATACTTTTTCAGGAGGTACTTACGGTAAAGGGGTGGAACAATACGCTCAAGTAAATCATGAACGTAAATGGTCAGAAAAACTATTTAAGGAAGTGTACGAAGACTTTCTTACTCCTTCAGAAATTAATGAAATTCTAGCAGGTCGTGATCTATGGATGGATGTAGACGAAGTAGCCGCTAGAATGAATAAACGTATTGCAACACGTCGTGAATTAGCAGAATTAGAAGAAAAAAACAAGACCAGACTAGTAGGCTAGTGTAGTGGTGACGTCATTATATTACTGTATTCTGCTTAAGTGAGATAATTTATATTGTTTGCTAGCAAAGCGTACGATAATATATGGCTAAAACATTTTCAAATATTAAAAAGGGTCTAGGTTTACTAGACATGTTGCCTATTGGTAAATATAAAAACTGTAGAGTTGATTCTATAGTTGAACACGATTACGAATACCTAATCTTTATGGATAAAAAAGGTATTATTCGGTTCATACCGGAAGTACTGGATAAATTAAAGACTAAGTTTAGTGCTTCTAGTATTGAAGTTGAAACCTTTTCAGATCATTTAGATTCGCACAATATGATTAACGGCATGGATACGTCAATTCCTTTCATAGACTATGACGATATACCTTTTTAATGTTATTTCTAGTGTAGTGTTCTCAACACTTGTATATTGAACTAGTAGTATATTACCTAGTTCAATATACAAGTGGTTAGTTTAATGGTAGAATGTAACTAACCAAAGTTGATTCAAGAGTCCAGTCATTTAGAATATATCAAATATATAATTGAAAAGCGTTTCATTAATTGGTATAATTATATTATGAAAAAATTCGATAGTCTTTACCTAACAAAAGGCTCTATAACTTTTTCAGAAATGGAAATTTAAATATAATAAATGCGAAATTAGTTTAATGGTAAAACACCTTCCTTCCAAGTAGGAGTTACCGGTTCGATTCTGGTATTTCGCTCCAACAATACATCCTTAGTTCAACGGTAGAATAGTGCTTTTACATGGCGAAGGTTGGCGGTTCGAATCCGTCAGGGTGTACCAAAATAAGAAACATATAATTCACAAGAAAAACCGGTAATAAAATATATTATAGTTTCGTGCCGAATACGTAAATTTGGGTTATTAGTTATAGACTGATAAAGTAGTTAACGGCTTTAAAGTGTTAACGGATGCACACAACACTGTCACTGTTGAGGAAGGGGATCGTTACCCCTTGAAGCCGCCAATCAAATTTCAAACTCAAGCCGCCTAGAGCGGCTATTTTAATTATGCCTAATATTTTTTTAGCTAGTGACTATCATTTTGGGCATGAATCCATCATGAAATTTACTCGATCTGATGGAGTGACACCCCTACGTGTATTTAAAGATGCTGCCCATATGAATGAGTATATAGTTATGCAGCATAATAGAGTTGTACGCCCGAAAGATAAGGTTTATATGCTAGGAGATATAGCTATGAATAAAAAGTTTCTACCTATTCTTCTTAGAATGAATGGAGAAAAAATTCTTATTCGGGGAAACCACGACACTGAACCTGCTGGCGAGTATCTAAAATACTTTAAAGATGTACGGGGCACACATCAATTAGACGGTATGCTGCTTAGCCATATTCCTGTACATCCTAGTAGCCTAGGTAAATGTAAAGCTAATATACATGGACATCTACACGCAAATGTGGTCAGTATAGAAGGCACAGATGTTCCAGATAGGCGATATATCTCAGTATGTATGGAACAACTAGATGATTATACCCCTATTTCTCTAGAAAAACTAAAACGAGTAAAAATTTTGACTTGCAATAGTAATATAAATTTGATATAATTTATACTTAGAAATACAGATAATGTTTAATACGAAATAAGCACAAGCATTTCCCGTTAGGCCTAATAGCTATACTAATAATCATAACACTTTAACTGATGTACCTAAATAAATAATAAGAGCACACTTACTTAAAAGTAAGTGCCTTATATGTATTTAGGACAATACGTACTTAATTTGTAGGGCGGAATGATTGTTATCTCCAAACAGCTACTAAACATACAGGATGTATTATGATAGAAATTGTTGTAGTATGATACCTAAAGCCCCATTAGTAAGGCTATTGATGCTGAACTAATCATAAAAATTAGTCGAGCAGTAAAAAGTTATTTTACTGCTCGACTAATTTAATTAGGAAATGTGGCTAAAATAGTAGGCCACTGTAGACTTAAATTATGTATCTTCGTTAATATAGAATATATTTGTTAGATTCCAGTCAGTCATACCAATAATAGTGACTTTAGCATAATTGGTAGTGCCGAGAACTCATAATTCTTAAGGTCTGGGTTCGAATCCCAGGAGTCACACCACGTTTATTAACCAAAGAAAGAAACTAATGAAATTTTTAGTATGCTCCGTGCCAGACGATCAAATTGGTTCCGAAGGAACAGAAAAGCTTTTTAAAACCTCAGAGGGTAAACTTTTTACTTATCAAATTGAATTTGATGACAATATAGTTAGATTGGTTGATTCTATTGGGCGTACATTTCCAGTATATGTAGAGGAACTTGATTCAATTATCTTTACTTTAGCTCGTATAAATAATTACGTTAAAAACTCAGAACAACTAGCAAACTTTTTATATGAAAAACTCGTTGAAGGATATAGTAGCTAATCCTCTACCAAAAATATTAGATCTAATTCCGTATACTGATACCATACTTGACCCTAAACTGTTAGATTCAATAAGTCTAGAATTTATGGAAGTAGGTATACCTAAAATATCTAATCAAGCAGTAATACTACTAATGAATGAATTTAGTAAATTAGGTCTAATTACACTTACAGTACTTACCTATCCAAGTACTCTAGGTCAAATTTTTATTCTTAAAAGGAATATAGTAAATGGCTAAACAATCTCGTGGAAAAAGTATGGAAATGTACCTAACTAGGTATAGAGCTTCACGTGTATGGGAGACTAATCGTCTTCGTAAATTGGCTAAAACATTAAAAAAACAGCCTAATAATGAGCAAGTTAAAATTGCTATGAAAAATGTAGTGTATCGACGTAAGACTCCTACTACTCGTATGTGGTCTGCTACCTGGAAACGTACCGCGCAGCTTATTAAACAATTTACTGGTAGATTTGATAAAGACATTATGTCATCCAATGCTGCTATAGCAAGTGCAGCTCTGTCTAACTCTCGTAAGGATAGACCCTACACTCTAGTAGTTAATAAAGACAAAAGTATGTACTCAATCTTTTGTCGTGCAAATATAAATGCCCATGACTGAGTATATTTTTTGGTACGCAATTTTTGCAATAACTACTAGTTTTACCTCTTTATACGAATTAGTTTTACCTGTTATTTTAAAAGAGCGCAAAAATACCGGTAAGGATATATTATCAGTATTTTTGCTAGTAGCAATATTTTTCATTAGTAATACAATTATTGCCCCTTTAATCTTCCTTAGTTGTATTGTACCAAGTTTTGGAGATCGTTTTCGTGATAGCTTATATAAAGGTTTATATAGTAAAACGTAAAATTTATACTTGATTTACACACTATTTCATAGTATAATTATTCTTTATACAGAAAAAGCAGTCTTTATGAATATTATTTCTTTTACATATACTAAATCTGATGGTAGTACATCTAATCGAGTTATTTCGCCGATTATTAGCCCGTCAACAATGTTTGAGGGTACTGATTTGAGCGAACTATCAGTAGAAGATCAAGTATTATACTGTCAAGAACTTGGCAAATTGCGTGATGAATATTTAGCTAATGTAAACACATTGCTAGTTAAATATGACCTAAAAAATCGCTATCGTCGCTTTGACCCAAGTAAAATGACTAATGTTGTTAAAGAAGCAGTTTAATTTATAGCTCTTGAAGCATTGCTGGCGATGTACGGGTCTTGTAAACCTGAGAATTCAGTTCGATTCTGGACGAGAGCACCATCAACCACAAACCTAGAAAGACATATAAAATGGCCTGGACCGACGAACAAAAGAAACAAGTAATTGAAGCATACCTGGCAGGAGAACCTACAGCCGAAAATTCTACTGAATTGGTAAAAGAAATTGCAGAAGATATGGAGCAATCTGCCAATGGTGTACGTCAAGTACTAGTTCAAGCAGGAGTTTACGTAAAGAAAGACGTAGTGGCAGGTACTAAAGGTACGTCCACTAAATCAGGAGATAAAGCTCCTCGTGTTTCAAAAGAAGCACAAATTGCTGCCCTCAAGGAATTGATCGAAGGACGCGGTAAGACTGCTGATGATGAAATTCTTAGCAAACTTACAGGTAAAGCAGCCGCTTACCTGGTTAGCGTATTTTCCTAATACTAGGCAGCTTCGGCTGCCTTTTTCATTATTAAATGAGTATAATTTCAATAGTAGATAAAGTGCTAGCAACTATAGCGGGAAACTATACATACGTGTATAGTTTCCCGCTATATAAAATAACAGATGGTTGTATTTTACATATCTGCTAATATTGGGTTATGATTGCTATCTCGTACTCGGCCTTAATACTACCAAAGAAAATATGCCTGCGCCAAACCTGCAAAATTTTATTATTGAATCAACCCTACTAAAGGCTATACAGATTATGCAAGAACCTATTTTGGTGGTAATTTTAACATGATTTTCACTATCTATACACAACCAGGGTGTACTTACTGTGAGCAAGCTAAGGCTCTTATAAAGTCCAAGGGCCATACCTACCTTGAGCTCATTCTTAATATTGGACAAAAACAAGAAGAAGATAAAATTTATGTTCCAGTAGTAAAACTAAAAGAACGGGTGCCTAATGCAAAATCTGTCCCTCAGATCTTTGAGGGAAGTACTTATATCGGAGATTTTGATAAATTACAACACTTCTTAAGGTACGATTAAATACCCTTGTTTTCATATACTAAAAGTATTATAATAATCTTTTAAGGAAAATTATGGCAACAAGACGCGCAAAAAGTGAAGAGGAACGTCTAGATGATGTACATATGGATAAGGTTATTTCGTTACTTGAACCTAAAGAGGGCAAACCCTGTACAAAAAAAGAAGCTTGCCAAATACTTGGCATTTCTTATAATGTTACAAGGCTTGCCAACCTTATCGAAAAATACAAAGAAAAGAAAATTAAAGATGCAGAACGTAGGGCTGCTCTACGAGGAAAACCTGCCACAACTGATGAAGTAGTATTTATAATTAGTGAATACTTAGAAGGAGCTACAATTGATTCGCTAACACGTTTAACATTTAGGTCAGCTTTATTTATTAAAAATATACTTGAAAAATATGCTGTACCACTACGTGCAAGTTCCCATGACTACTTTAAGCCAGAACTATTACCTGATGAGGCTATACGAAATCGTTTCTCGATTGGTGAAACAGTGTATTCCGCTAGGTATGACTCTATTGCTAGAATTGATAGAGAAATAGAGGATTCTAGGTATGGTTATGTATACCGTATCTGGCTTCTGGCAGATAAGTGGAAACAATACGCATATACTGAAAGCTATGAGCTAGCTTCTCTAGAACACCTACGTAAACTAGGAGTAAGAATATAGCTATATGTAGCAGTCAAAGTATACTGTATATACTTATTTATTGTCTGTATAATGAATGGTATTATTATGATTATTGATACAAAATGTTGGATATGCAAAGGGAACTTAAAATGAGAGGTATTCCTAATGCATAAAGAACTTTATGAAAAAACTATCTATGAAAATGAAGCTAAAGCATACCAATTAAGGTTAGTTTGCAGTGAGTTTCGCGGAGAACAGTATATACACATAAGAAAATATTTTCTTAGTTATGAGGGAGAGTACCTACCTTCTAAAGAGGGCGTAAGTATGCTTGCCTCAATGAGTAATATATACTCACTACTTGACGGATTACTAGAGATAGTATCAAAGGAAGAAGCAATAGAAGCAATCAGTACATATTTTAGTGACAAAATTATTGACTTGAATAGTCCGATTGTTTAGTATATAATATATCTTATGAACATTAAAGAATATTTAGATGAAGCGTCCGTTAAATACTATATGGGAGAGCCTATTATCAGTGATGAGGAGTTTGATCTTCTATCTGAGTCTATTGGGTACTCCAAAATTGGAGCAAAACAACATGGAAATACGTGCAGGCACTTATTTCCCATGTGGAGTCTACAGAAATACTACGAAGGAGAGCAAAAGCGTCCACTAGAGGGATATGACTGTATTCCTAGCCTTAAACTAGATGGTGCTGCTATATCTATTTTATACTTAGAAGGGAAATTAGTCCGAGTATTAACTAGAGGTGATGGTGTAGAGGGTAGGGATATCACTGAACATGTTATCGCTAGAAAAAATTTGGTTCCTCTACAGATTAGCGCTAAGGGTGTGCTTCAAGTGACTGGAGAAGTTGTTGCTCCAAAACATATTGAAAATAGCCGCAATTACGCAGCAGGTGCTCTTAACTTAAAAGACTCTAGTGAATTTTGCTTACGTGCAATTAGTTTCTTTGCATATGGTGTCTATCCTTTCCAGTTTAGTACATATCGTAAAGATATGCAATTTCTAGAATCAGTTGGATTTAGTACAGTATGTACTCCAGAATTAGACTTAATCTATGAGACTGATGGTATTGTACATCGAGTGAACAGTAATGCAGAGTTTGAAGCTCTTGGGTACACAGCGAAATTTCCTCGTGGAGCTTATGCAATTAAGGTTCGTAAAGAAGCTGTTGAGACAGAACTACTAGGCGTAGAGTGGAACACTGGTCGCTCTGGTAAGGTTACCCCTACTGCTATTCTAAAACCTGTATATATTGGAGATAAGCTGGTATCTAGAGCTACTTTGAATAATCCAAGATATATTGAAATGCTTGACCTTAGAGTAGGCTGTACGGTTGCTATAATAATGGGTGGTGAGGTAATACCTAAGATTATTCACCGAGTAGATTAGAGTAATAGGCAATATAATCTATACTAACAGGTTACCTAACTTATACTGTAATAAGCTATACGAAGTAACTATGACAATAGATATTTATAAACCAATATTTAAGGCGCATAAAGTGACAACTTAATACCATCAGAAAAATGAACTTGCGAAGCGTTCCCTAATGATTTATAATATATGAACAAAACGAGATAGTAATGCAAGATATTAACATACCAACTTTATGCCCAGCATGTTCGTCAACCTTAGTGTGGGTAAACGATCAGATTTTTTGTAAAAATACTGCCTGTGATGCTCGCCTGAATAAGCAAGTAGAACATTTTGCTAAAACACTTAGCATTAAGGGCTTAGGTAAGGTTACAATCGAAAAACTTAATCTGGCTGATTTAACCGAATTATTCTACCTTGATAAGGATGAATTAGCGGGCATTATCGGTGAAAAGCTAGCAATTAAATTGCTAGACGAGATTGAGAGAGCTAAATCAGCATCTCTTGACGTTGTTTTAGCTAGTTTTGGTATACCCTTAGTAGGGATAACAGCAAGCAAGAAGATTGCTACTGTAGTAACTAGCATTGATGAAATTAACGAAGAAACCTGCAAGATAGCAGGTCTAGGTGCTAAGGTGACTGAGAATCTATTAAATTGGGTTCGTACAGAGTACCAAGAACTAAAAGAGTTTTTACCGTTTACTTTTGATGGTAATATACAAGTGAAAGATACAAATGCAAAACGTGTTTGTATTACAGGAAAATTAAAGTCCTATAAAAAGAAATCCGACGCAGAGGGAGCGCTATCTGCCGCAGGATTCATTCTAGTAGATTCAGTAACTAAAACAATTGATTATCTAATAGACGAAGAGGGCAAAGGTTCAACAAAGCGCAATAAAGCCGTAGCCTACGGCATAACAATTATAACTGATCTAAATGATCTTCTGAAAGAGAAACAAAAATGACCGAAACTAAATCTAAAAAATGGAATAACGAATCAGTATCTACTCTACTTAGTATTGTAGGTAACACATCTCCAGTCAGTGTAGCGCTTGTAGAACAAGCTGCAGAAACACTAGGAGTAACTACCCGCTCTGTTGCGTCTAAACTACGTCAATTAGACCGTGAAGTTGCTAGCATGGCTACAACTAAAGCACCTACTTTTACTACTGAAGAAAGTAGCGCACTAGCTACTTTTGTACAGGCAAATGCAGGAAAGTTAACTTATAAAGAAATTGCCGAACAATTCCCGGGTAATTTCAGTGCAAAACAGGTTCAAGGTAAACTACTAGCTCTAGAATTGACTTCTTTTGTTCGCCCAGCAGATAAAATTGAAGTGGCAACAAAGTATAGCGAAAGTGAAGAAGCTACATTTGTTAAAATGGTTAAAGCGGGTAGTTTTATTGAAGACATTGCTACGGCTCTTAACAAAACTATTGCTAGTGTGCGTGGTAAAGCCCTGAGCCTGTCTCGTAAAGGTATGATCGAAAAAATTCCTGCACAAAAAGAAAGTCACGCAAAGAATACAGTAGACCCGGTTGATGCTCTAGGTGATTCTATTAAATCCATGACTGTAGATGAAATTGCTGTAGCTGTGGATAAGAGTCCTAGGGGTATTAAAACACTACTAACTCGTCGTGGTATTAAAGTTGCCGACTACGATGGTCAAGCTAAAAAAGCAAAAGCTGAAGGTAAAACTACTGCTTAATTGCAAGGATTAAAGGGCCAGGAGTTTAGTAGTAGCTCCTGGCCTTTCCTTCTTGAAGAAGGCCAGATTCAATTTAGTTTATATATGATGTCAAAATTGTGATGCTAAAGTAGAATTTCAGTCAAAGGTAGGGAATTGTACTTTAACATAATATACTAGACATAAATGGCTCTTGTTTATTACATTAAGTTGTGAAAATTTAGTATCGTTATATAAAATAATGATATCTTTGTAAGGATGGAAGTAAATGCACGTAACAATAACATATAACGACGACACTGCTTTTACAGTAGAAGAAATTGTAAAGTTAGCCACTAATAACTATGGAAAGTCTGCTAATGTGCAAGTTATGCCAGATAGCGCCAAACCTCATGATTTGATTTATTTTGCATTACAGTGTATGATAACACACGAACAACTTAGTCTACTCTATGAAGATAAATTTGCCTATGCTAGTAAATTACAAAAATTACGTGGCGAAATACTCTATAAATTAAGTGAGATTTTAGACCAGGTTATAATTGACAACGAATCTAAAGTAGCTTAATGGATATTTCTGCAACTCTTCTAAATAAGCTAATATCAGAATCAAACTTAGAGTGTTGGAGTAAACTTAAATTATCTTTTTTAGATGCAGCTTATTCATCAGTATATGCACTAATTAGTAAACATTATGAAAAATACGGCTCAATACCTAGTTTTGATGAACTAGAGGCCTCGTCTAGAGATAGTTCCGCAGAAAAAATGCTAGCAGCTATTAAATTAGCGGATCAGGAAGATATTTCTGCAGAAGTTGCATTAGATGCTCTAATTGATTTATATACACAAAATACTACAATAGATTTACTAGATAAATTTATTGATAAATTGCCCTTATACGATACACTAGAAATAAAAGAAAATTTAGCTAATATAGTGATGAAGTTAGATGAAAAAACTCTAACTACTGAAGGTGTCTTTAGTATGAATAACATCATGGTATTTGTTAAACCAGATGAGTTGGCTAAAAATACAGTATATCTTGGGCTTAATAATACATTTGATTCAGTTGTACGAGGAGCAAGACAAGAACTTATACTTATTGGTGGCAGGAGAGGTTCAGGTAAATCTTTAGTAAGTAGTAATATACAAGTTAATCAGTATGAGGCAGGATTTACAAGTGTTTATTTTACTATTGAAATGATTGCTCATGAAACGCTTCAGCGTAATATGAGTATTCTTGCAAATGTAAATCACCAGAATTTAAAAAATGGAACTTTAACAGATGCAGAAATATTAAGCGTTGTTAAGGCTAGAGCAGATATGTTTATTGATGCTCAACCATATGTCAATCAGTTTATAAAAGATAGAGACCAGTACCGATTCGAAGAAACTTTAGTTAAACAATGTGAATTAAAGCCTAATAATCAAATGATTATTATTGATGATCGTGCACTATCCCTAAGTAGTTTAGACTTACATTTAGGTAAAATTAAATCTAAGTTTGGGGATTCTTTTACGGTAGCAGTAGTTGACTATTTAAATCAGATCGTAGTCGAAGGGGGTAGTCAGTTTGACTGGCAACCACAAATCACTGTTTCTAAAAAGCTGAAAGAAATGGCTCGCAAGCACGATATTCTAGTGGTATCTCCTTATCAGATTGATGAATCTGGAGAAGCGCGCTTTGCTAAAGGTATTCTAGATGCGGCTGACGTTGCTTTAATTCTAGATGCTAATGCTAAAGAAGATAATGCTATTAGTTTCGATACCACTAAGATTCGCGGAGCTAAAGAAATGAAATTTACTAGTGGTATGAACTGGGACACGTTACGAATTAGTCCTCAGTCAGTGGAAAAACCAAATAAGGAAGAAAAGAAAGCCAAAGGTAAGAAAACCTATGACAATACTAGTACAGGTCATGAACCTGCTAGTGATTTACCCTGGGAATCAAAATGATAGAATATGACTTAGATAAGGTAGTATTAGCCCTAGTTGGTTCAGCTGAACTAGTAGAACAATGGTGGCATGGAGAAAATACAGCATTTGGAGGAGATACACCAGACCAAGTATTTCGTCTAGAGCCAGAACGTGTAGTAGAATATCTTTTAAGACATGTATATGAGCAATAAAACAGTAGTAGAACTATTAGTAAGTCATAATATACCATATACACTATCAGGCAAAGATTATGTAACAAAATGTTTTAACCCTGAACATACAGATACTAATCCAAGTTTTAGAATTGACCGAATTACTGGAGTTGCTCATTGTTTTGCTTGTGGGTTTAAATTTAACCTATTTAAGCACTATGGTGAGTTATCTAATAATGCGTCTATTCGTGTTTCTAAAATTAAAGAAAAGCTACGAGTACTTAGTGTAAATACTAATGGATTAAAGCCATTAGATGGAGCAAGGCCGTTTAATGGAGTACACCGTAATATTAGTTCTCAAACCCTAAAAGAATTTGGCGCTTTTATTACAGATAAAGTACCTGAGTTAGTAGACCGTATTATTTTTCCAATTAGAGATGTTCGTAATAAAGTTACAGCCTATGTTGGTAGGCATCTAAATTCTAACGGAAACCCAAGATACAAGACTTATCCTACACATTGTGAATTATCTCTATATCCTACTAAATTCCAAGAAAAGCAGCACTGTATTATTATAGTAGAAGGTATATTTGATATGCTTAATCTATGGGATAAGGGATTGAAAAATGTAGTCTGTACCTTCGGCACTAGTGGTCTATTTAATAATACTGCTGAAAAGCTATTACCATATAAAGCAGCAGGGGTATCGAAAGTATATATCATGTATGATGGAGATGACCCAGGCAGAGAGGCGAGAGATAAACTTGTTCCACTAATCGAAGCGGCAGGCTTTGAAGTAGACATTATTAACGTAGCAGATGGCTCTGACCCTGGTGAATCAACTCAAGATGATATAAATGAAATAATTGAGTATATTAAATGAAAATAGCCCTAATTGATAAATGCCCTAGCAAGACTGTATATAGTAAATACTTTAAATTCGAGTTTGAAGTATTTCATATGAGTTCAATTCCTATCACTAAATTGCTAAAAAGGGATGTTGATCTAGAGTTTGACCATAGTGAATTTGATCTAGTAATTCTAGTAGGTAGTGAGGCTGCAAAAGAATATGCTAAGATTACTAGTATTACTAATATGGCGGGTCAGATCGTAAACGATAAATTCATCTGTATTAGTAATCCCGCTGCTTTAGTATTTAAACCAGAAGGTAAAGCCGATTTTGATAGGGCATGCTCAATGATACATAAATTTGTATCTGGAGAACTAAAACCTACTAAACTAGACGGACACTATGTCGGTATTATAGAAACTCAGCAAGCCAAAGAGTTTCTAGAAGAAGTGCTGCAGAATGCACAAGGATTTGTAGCAATAGATACTGAAACTACTTGTCTATATCCACGAGATGGATATATCTTAGGTATCTCTATTGCGTATAAACCTAAACATGGTGCTTATATTAGCACAGATTGTCTAGACGAAGAATGTATGCAGCTTCTACAGAGTATTATAGATACTTATCATATCGTCTTCCATAACTTGAAGTTTGACATGAAAATGATTGAGTATCATACAAATCTTCGGTTTGACAGGTCTAGAGTACACGATACAATGCTATTACACTATGTATTAGATGAAAATGAGAGTCATAGTCTTAAATTTTTAGCTATAAAATATACTGACTATGGCGATTATGACGCAGCACTAGAAGAATTTAAAAGCGCATACTGTACTAAGAATAATATATTGGTTGATGATTTTACATATGATCTTATTCCTTTTGATATTATTTGCGTGTATGCTGCGATTGATGCTGCAGTAACAATTACTATATTCCCTAAATTTTGGGATTTGGTACAAAATAATAAAAAGTTACTAAATGTATACAATACTCTTTTAATTCCTGGAACTTTATTTCTAATGGATATGGAAGAAGTAGGTATTCCTATTAGTAAAGAGCGTATGACTTTAGCGAAAGAATACTTAGATCGTGAGATTGAAGAAGCTAAAAAAGAAGTATACAAGTACGAAGAAGTAAAGCAGTTTGAAAAAGATGATAATATCATATTCAATCCAAACTCTGTAATACAACTACGAAAAGTATTATTTGACTATGTTAAACTTGACCCTACCGGTAAAAAGACAGCTACTGGTGCAATTAGCACGGATGCCGAGGTACTCGAACAATTGAGCGAGTTTCACCCGCTTCCTGCTTCTATTCTAAAAGTTAGACAGCTAGGAAAAATTAAAAATACTTACATTAGTAAGATTTTACCAGAATTAGATAGAGATGGACGTATACGTACTAATTTTAATCTCATTTTTACTACTAGCGGTCGTTTATCTAGTAGTGGAAAGTTTAATGCGCAACAAATTCCAAGAGATAATCCCATCATTAAAGGGTGTATTTATGCTCCCGATGGATATGTAATCGTATCTCAGGACTTACAAACTGCAGAAATGCACTATGCTGCAGTACTAAGTGGAGATAAAAATCTACAAGAGGTATTTAAATCTCATGGCGATTTTCACTCAACTATTGCTAAAATGGTATTTGATCTTCCGTGCGAAGTAGCTGATGTTAAGCGGCTATATGGTTCAATGAGACAAAGTGCTAAAGCAATTTCATTCGGGATTAACCTATAAAGGTCCCACTAGTCGGCGACGACTAGAAAAATAACTCGCTCAATTGCTGGAACGCCTACTATTAAGTTAAGGTCAATCAGCAGCCAGAGTTGGCAGGAATGCCTTCAAATGGTTCAGAGACTCACAGAACTTCCAGAACGGAAGTTGTCTGGGATACCAAAAATACTCTTGATAATCTTATGGTTAAGGTGTACCTATACCATAATATTTTTGGGAGAGGTATAACACGGCGAGTATCTCTCCCTTCTTTAAATAAAGAGGGGTTATATGGAAATTAATTACATAGTAGAAAAGAGATAAAGGTATAGTCCATCCCATTAGTAATAATGGATTAAGATGTTTATATGGCTCAGGTCCGCAAAAAGTTTCGGATACAGTTAGTAAAGCAACTAAAGAGTACTACGGAGTTGATCGCGCAAAAGAAGATATTAAAGCCTACTTTACAAAGTTCTCTAAACTTAAAAATTGGCTTAAAACTAGAGAAGAATTCATTCGTGCCAATGGTTACACCTATAGCTTCTTTGGTCGTAAACGTCGTCTTATTAATGTTTTTAGTAGTGATGCTGGAATTGCTGCACATGAGGTTAGATCGGGTATTAACTCAGAAGTGCAATCAATTGCTTCTGATGTAAATTTATTAGCTGCTATTGATACAGCTAATGAAATTAAACAAAAGGGATTATGTGCGGAAATATTTATGTTAGTCCATGACTCCATTGTAGCATTAGTAAAAGAAGAACACGTAGAGGAGTATTGCGAAATTCTAAAGCGTAATACTCAGAAAGATCGTGGTTGTTCTATTATAGGGGCTCCTATTGGAGTAGATCAAGAAATTGGAAAGGACTACTCTTTTGGACACTTTGACGAATACTACAACATTACAGGAAATAAGCTATCCCGTATTCAAACTACCGGATAAGCCTAATAAAGAAGACGGAATACTATACTATTATAGTGAATCGGAAAGAGGCGGGGAACTAAAGGGTAAGTTACAGATCGTTGATGATACTAATCTACCTGGAGCATCCTTAGCCTCTAGACGTCTCCAAATCTTAAAAGAAGGAGGTAGTCTTTATAGATTACATAATGCTATTTTCTTTCTTGGAGATTTAATTAAAGTAAGTACTTCCAGTACTTACTTTATTGATAGTAATGGTAAACTATTTAAGTATAAAAAAAGTACTTCAGCAAAACTAAGGTTTTATCCTATAAATAATATATTTCCTATTAGTACGGGTGGTGCAATAATTGATGTAAAAGGAATACCTAGTAGATTTAAAACATTAATAATGCCCGATGAATCTGTTAGATACGCAGGAATACTACATATGGGTATGGCTAACATATTATACGGGCTATATTCAGAACTACCTAAAGATACACGAAGAAAATTATGAGTAATTTATGGTTTAATATAAGATTTGGTACAAGGCATCTACAAATTAGTCCGTGGAAAGTTACGTTTAAAGAAAACCCGCATCAGGTATACTTCAAAAACAATGATCTCAACTGGAAGTGGTTTGAAGTATATTGTTTATTTGGTAAAGAGTATGACTAAAGCAGTTCTTAGTAATAGAATATATTTAGACACTACTCCGGAACTACTAGAGCAACTTAAAAAGACCTTAACTTATAAAATTAAGAAACCACCTCGTCCTGGATTAACACGCTTTTCTCAATTTGAAATAGTTAAGAATTATAAGTTATTATCTAGAGGTGCAATAGCTATACCTATTGGCAGAGTTGATCTTATTCCAAAAGACTATGAGATAGTAGATAAGCGTATTCAAGAAGAATATCCCTACCCTGACCCTAAATTGCCACTTAGGGACACTCAAATAACTATATATAATGATATTAAAGATAACTGCTTCATTAATGCTATGGTAGGATTTGGTAAAACTTTTCTAGCACTACATGTAGCTAGAAAATTAGGTCAGAAAACCTTAATAGTATGTCATAATACAATGCTTCGAGATCAATGGATTGAAGAAGTAGAGAAGTTATATGGAATGGATGTCGGTATTATTGGTAGCGGTCGTTTTGATATAGATCATGTTATTACTATCGGAAATATACAGACACTTACTAAAGAACTTCCAAGTATTGCTAAAGAGTTTGGTACTGTTATAGTAGATGAGTGTCACCATATTACTGCCATTACTTTTAGTACTTTCCTAGATGGAATGTATTCCAGATATAAAATAGGCCTTTCAGGTACTATGAATAGAAAAGATGGTAAGCACATCCTATTTAAAGACTTTTTCGGATTAACACTATACCAACCCCCTCAAGAAAATACAATGGTACCAAGAGTACGAATAATAAAAACTGGAGTAGGTTTATCCGAAGGAGACCCTTGGGCTATTAAGATTAATAAGCTTTTATATGATCCAGACTACCAGGAACTGATCGCAGTAATTGCGGCTAAAGAAATTGCTGAGGGGCATAAAGTTCTAATCATTGCAGACCGTGTAGAATTTTTACAAAAAGTAGGAGAACTAATTGGTGAAGAATGTGTGTGCATTGTTGGCGAAACAACCTTTGAACAAAGAGCAGAACTCAAACGACAAATCGAAGACGGTGAAAAGAGCTGCATTGCTGGCTCCAGACAAATCTTCTCAGAAGGTATCTCAGTAAACATTCTTAGTTGTGTCATTTTAGCTGCGCCAATGGCTAATGACTCTTTACTAGAACAGATCATTGGACGTATCATGCGTAATCACCCTAATAAACTGGACCCTTTAGTTATAGACATGAACTTCAATAGTCCTAGTGATAAACGCCAAAATAATTTACGTCTAGGATTTTATCAACGTAAAGGGTGGAAAATTGAATGAAAGGTTAATATATGTTCACACTATCTAGTGCTATGTATATAGTTCCTGCACCCTTAACTGTATTTACAGTAATACTACTCATGATTATAGCTATTCTTTTGGCTTGGGGTGAAAGAAAGCAATGGATAAAAAAGATAATTAATTTTTAACTTGCGCAGACATTTCCTTTATGGTATAATTATTATTCAAAAGAAAACTATGACTTTATTTTTTTCACAACAAATCTTAGAGGAGCAGGCTGGCACAGATAATAACAAATTATTGGCTTTATTACTGCATCATTACAACGGAAAAACAATTCCTAGTAAATATGATAAATACCCCCCATCCAGAGTTCCTCTAGTCGGGCATTCGTTTTTACTTAATCCTAGGGATTTTCTATTAGATAAAAATACTGATATAATATATAAAGTACAATATCTAAAACTCGCTGCAAAGCGCGATTACTTACTATATAAAATGTATAAGTATAAAGCATTGCAAATATCATTTTATCCTGATCTTAACCATTCAGCAATAAAATATAACCCGCTGTTAGAAATAACACCAACAGAAATCAACTTTAAATACGAAAGATAACAATGGCTTTAAATTTCAAAAACACAAAAGGTAAAGCAGTAAAGAATTCTCATGAGGCATATACCTATGTAGACGGTGAAAATACAGTACGTATGGTAGGAGGAATTCTTCCACGTTATGTTTACTGGGTAAAAGGAACTAATGATAAGCAAATTCCTGTAGAGTGCTTGGCTTTCTCAAGAGAAGAAGAAAAATTTAATAATAAGGTACAAGATGTGGTGCAAGACTTTTACCCAGACTTAAAGTGCTCGTGGGCTTATGCAGTCAATTGTATTGACCCTAAAGATGGTAAAGTTAAAGTACTAAATTTAAAGAAAAAATTATTTGAGCAAATTCTTTCTGCTGCAGAAGACCTTGGACTTGACCCAACTGATTATGACGAAGGGTTTGATATTGTATTTAGGCGCGCTAAAACTGGTGCTCTAGCCTTTAATGTGGAGTATACTCTTAGCCAGCTTAAACTTAAAAAACGTCCCCTGACTGCTACGGAACGTGCAGCTGCTGATGCCGCTATGTCTATCGACGAAAAGATTCCTCGTCCTACAACCGCTGAAATTACTGCTTTACTAGAGCGGCTTGCTAAAGGCGGAGATGATGAAGAAGTACATGCCGATGGTATTGACAAAGAGGCTGTAAACGAGCTCAACTAAAAATAGCCGCCAGAAGCTAAAATTTCTGGCGGCTTTTTATCTTATAAATATGAATAAGTTTGACGCTATACAGTCCTTGTGCTATTACAAGTTAGAACACATCAAGGAATAGTGGAAATGAAAATACTATTTACCGCAGATTTACATATAAAACTTGGTGCTAAAAATATACCTACCATTTGGGCTAAGAATAGATGCTTAGAACTTATTAGTCAATTAAGCGTTTTACAAGAAGATGCAGATATGTTTATCATTGGTGGGGACATATTTGATAAGATGCCTAATATGGAAGAATTAGAAGTTTATTATGATTTAGTGACTTCTTGCAAGATTCCAACCATTATTTATCCAGGCAATCATGAATCTATAAAGAAAGATACTACCTTCTTTAGTTACTTAAGAGCAGTTACTAATAGACTGAATAAGTTAGTAACTGTTATTGATGATTACTTTAGTAATGAAACTTTTGATATTATTCCATATAATAAACTAAAAGAGTTTGAAAAGACTCCAGTAGAGTTTACTAATAGTATCCTATTCACCCACGTGCGTGGAGCAATTGAACCTCATGTAAGGCCCGAGGTTGATCTTACTATTTTTGATAGATGGAAAGTAGTACTTGCAGGTGATCTTCACTCATATGATAACTGTCAACGTAATATACTATACCCAGGAAGTCCTATCACTACTAATTTTCATCGCTCAGTGATTGATACAGGTATTATCATGTTTGATACTGATACTATGAATCATGAATGGGTTAAGCTCAAATTGCCCCAGCTAATTCGTAAGACAATTAAGGCAGGCGATCCAATGCCAGAAGATGGATATAATAGGATTGTATATGAAGTAGAGGGTGATATGTCTGAATTAGGTAATATTGAAGATAATGACCTAATTGACAAAAAGGTAGTAAAACGAGACATAGAAACAGCCCTTATTCTCGACTCTACTATGAGCCTTCAAGAAGAAGTGCAAGAGTACTTACTATACGTGCTAAATCTAGAACAAGCAACTGTAGATAATGTGTTGCAGTTATTAAATAATAATATGAATAAAATAGATGATTAAATTTACTAATCTAAAATTCAGCAATGTATTCTCATATGGAGAAAATAATTATATTAGATTAGATAAAGATAATCTAACACAATTAGTAGGGAAAAATGGATTTGGTAAGAGTTCAATAGCTTTAATTATTGAAGAAGTTCTTTTTAATACTAACTCTAAAAAGATTAAGAAATCAGATATTCTTAATAGGTATACAAAAGCTAAAAGCTATACCATCGAGCTAACGTTTGAAAAAGATGGAACACCCTATACTATAAGTACTACTAGAACAAATACTACTAGTATAGTTAAATTAATGTGTGGTAGCTTAGATATAAGTTCTCATACTGCTACAGGCACGTATAAGCAAATTGAAACTATATTAGGGTTTGATGCTAAAACATTTAGTCAGATTGTATATCAAAGTAGTGTATCATCTCTAGAGTTTTTAACTGCTACGGATTCTGCTAGAAAGAAATTCCTAATAGAACTATTAAATCTTAGTAAGTACACTCGGGCTCTAGAGGTATTTAAAGAGCTTGTTTTGAATATGTCAAAACAAGTAGATGCTACTCAAGCTAAAATTGATACTATTAATTCTTGGCTAGATAAGTATTCTAATCAAGATTTAGTACTCAGGGAACTAGAGAAAGAAGCAGATCCTCCAACACTCCTAAAAGAAAAATTAGTGTTACTATTAAATGAATTAGCAAATATTGATAGCACTAATAAAAGAATTGCACAGAACAATACTTATAAAAGATTTCTGGCCACTATTGATATTAGTATACCATATAGTCAACCAAACTATCCTTTACTAAAAGAATGGATTGGTCGTGTTGCAGCTATTAAAGTAGAGCTTAAGGAAGGGGCAACATTAAGTAAAAAACCCTCAACTAAAACTATCAAGTGTCCTACATGCTCGCAGGATATGGATAATTCTGTAATGTTTAATAGAATTTTAGCCTTCGAGCAAGCAAAACCCCTATTAGAACTAGAATTAAAACAATTAGAATCTAATATAAATGAGGCAGAACATGCTAATAAAGCTTTTTCAGAATATGAGAAGAGAGTACAGGAATGGGAAAAGTATAACTCATTGGTGTCTAATGATATTTCAGCCGTTCCTATAGATAGAGCTGAATTAGAAAATAATATTAACTCATTAAAAAGGTCTATTGATACGATAGAACTAGCTATTGCAAATACTAGGAAAAACAATAAACTTATTGAAGAACATAACTCTAAAGTTAGAGTTATTTCATCACAATTAGTTGAAATGAAATCTGATCTAGCTAGTTTATCAGAAAAACTTCTATTAAAGGTATTTGAATTAACTAACTTAAATATTTTAGTAAAAACTTTTAGTACTACAGGACTAGTTGCTTATAAAATAGAGTGCTTGGTTAAAGATCTAGAACAATTAACTAATGAATACTTAAGTGTATTAGCAGACGGGCGATTCCAGCTTAGTTTCAAAATTTCAAGTTCAGATAAATTAAATGTTATCATTACAGATAATGGTAAGGATATAGATATCGTTGCTTTGTCTTCTGGTGAGCGTGCCAGAGTTAATGTAGCTACTTTGCTAGCTATCAGGAAACTCATGCAGGCTTTGTCAAATAGCAGAACGAATCTCCTTATTCTTGACGAAACAATAGAAAATCTGGATGCAGAAGGCAAAGAAAAACTACTCGAAGTACTACTAGCAGAAACTGACTTGAATACTTTCTTAGTATCTCATGGATTTAGCCATCCCTTAATTGAAAAAATTAATGTTATTAAAGAACATAATATATCGAGGTTAGAATGATTCAAGTAAACTATAAATATAGAAATAAATATAATAAAACTGATATAGTATATATTACTAGTATTGAGCATATTGATGGCATTAAAACTGTAGTATTTTATAGAAGTAGTATAGATAGTAGCTTTAAGTTACCTATTGAAATGTTTGAAATGAATTTTGAAAGGCTATAAATTGGTAACTAGTAACGAAAAAGGTGCTAGAGCAGAGACTCAGATTAGAGATAAATTAAGATTACTTACGGGACTTCAGTTTGAGCGAATCCCTAGCTCTGGAGCGCTAGACCCTAAACATGGATTAAAAGGGGATTTATACGTAGTAGGAGTTCATAATAATTACTGCATAGAAGTAAAACATTATAAAGACGACCACCTTACTAGCAAGATTTTAACTGATAAAAATCCTCAGTTATTTGAGTGGTGGGAGCAAACAGTTAGGCAAAGTAAGCAAGTTAATAAAATACCCTTACTTATATTTAAACATGACCGATCAAAAATCTTCTGTGCTTATCAAGAACTACCTACTGAAGTATCGTATATCTGGATTAGTAGAGATAAAGTTAATATGAATGTATCCCTACTAGAAGATTTCGTAACAAAAGAAAAACCTAAATTTATATGAAACCATTTAAAGAAATTAACGATACTACAGACAATAACCTAATGATCTTAGATAGTTTAAACCTTGGATTCAGGTACCTTCATGCAGGGGCGGGAAACTTCTGCGAAGATTATACACGCACAGTACTAAGCCTTAAAAAGTCTTATAAGTGCGGTAAATTAATAATTGCAGGAGATATGGGTTCTTCTAACTATCGTAAAGCTATTTACCCTGAGTACAAAGCAAACCGAAAGGAAAAGTATGAAAATCAGACAGTTGAGGAAGCGGCAAAGTTTGAAGAGTTCTTTGCTGAAATGCAACGAATACTACAAAAATATGAAACTGATGCAGTTTATCCAGTTGCTCGCTTTCCGGGAGTTGAGGCAGATGACATTGCAGCGTATATTGTTAGAAACCGAAAAAACTACGGAATCAGTAATATCTGGTTAGTTTCATCAGACCGTGACTGGAATCTTTTAGTAGATGAAGGCGTAAGTCAGTTCTCCTATGTTACAAGGAAGGAATTTACTGTAGATAACTGGAAAGAACACTATGAATTTAGTAGAGATGAGTATATTAGTATTAAGTGTCTCATGGGCGATTCAGGAGATAATGTCCCTGGGGTTCCTGGGATTGGACCTAAAAGGGCTTTACAGCTTGTGCAGGAGTATGGCAGTACATATGATATCATCGCTTCATTGCCTATTTTCAGCAAATACAAGTATATCGACTCGCTTAATAAGTTTGGAGCGGAGGCGTTAATCCGTAACTATCAATTAATGGACTTAATTACTTACTGTATTGATGCTATTGGAGAAGAAAACTGTAAAAAATTAGACTTAATACTAGACAATTATCTAAAATAAAAGGATGCCCAAGTATATGCAAGCAAAACTAGAAACTAAACCAAAAGTAGAAATTAAGCTAGATGACCCTAGGTGCATCCCCTTACGGGGGCACCCAAATGACGCAGGAGCTGACCTTGTATCAATTAAATCTTTAATAATCTACCCAAACTGCATAGATATGGTAGATACAGGAGTATCTATAAAAATACCCGTAGGATTTGTAGGATTGGTATATAGCCGCTCAAGTCAAGGCAAATTAAGGGTGTCTTTATCAAACAGTGTTGGGGTTATTGATTCAGATTATCGAGGTAATATTAAGCTAATATTAGTTAATGAAGGTGATGATCCTTATGAAATTAAGGCTTACACTACTAAAATAGCACAGTTAGTTATTACTCCTATTATGCTACCAGAATTTGTACTACATGATGGAGATACTTGGTTAGACACTAAACGAGGTACTGGTGGGTTTGGTAGTACTGGTGCATAAGTATAAATAAAATTAAGCTAGTTTCGATTATACTAGAATTTTAATGATACGTATTGGACAAAGAGAAAATAAGGACTTAGCATGATGACAGAATCTGAAATAAAAGTAGCTGCTGCTATTAAAGATTTAGATAGACTTCTAGTCCCTATGTGTGAACATTTAGATAGCGTTCATGCAGTTAAAGAAGCCCTAGAAATTATTAAAAACCAACTTATTATAGCGGTTGGACGTAGAGTAATTAAAGAAGGAAAAAATGGATAAACAAGCACTAGCAGATATTACAGTATTTAATAAATATGCGCGTTTCGCAAAAGATAAAAATCGTCGTGAAAATTGGAACGAAATAGTTACTCGCAATATGAACATGCACAAGGAAAAATATCCTTGGATGCAATCAGAAATTGACTCGGTTTATAGGAAATTTGTATTCCCTAAAAAAGTTCTCCCTAGTATGAGGTCACTCCAATTCGGGGGTAGACCAATTCTTATGGCAGAAAATAGAATTTTTAACTGTGCATATGCACCCGCCGAAAGTACTAAGTTTTTTAGTGAACTAATGTTTCTTCTATTAGGCGGAACTGGCATGGGCTACTCAGTTCAACGTTGCCATACAGATAAACTACCAAAAATTAAAACACCTGAATCAGATGAAGAATATAAATATCAGGTTCAAGACTCTATTGTTGGGTAAACCTCTGCTCAACTAAAACGCATCTAATTGCTGGGAACCCCTTATAGCCTAGAGCACTACAACGAACCCTGTCTAAGGGAGACGTGAATGTTTGAAAAGATTTAGGATTGGGCAATCAGCAGCTAAGCATGATAAGAAAATTCATGAAAGTTCAACGATCAGTCAGTAATGACGTAGACGGAAGTAATTCCCTCGAAACGGTGCGCATCTATTTTTATGCACTTAAAGACCCATTTACGTTAAAAATACGTTATATTGGGCAAACAGTAGACCCAGATAATAGGTATAGAAATCATATATACGAAGCAAAAAAGAATAATAAAACCCATAAAGAAAGATGGATTATTCAACTTCTTCGTAAGAATGCTAAACCTATAATGGAAATACTATGGGAAGATGTAATGTCAGCTAAAGAGGCTAATGACTTCGAAACTGATATGATACAGTTCTATAAAGACGAGGGTTGTGATTTAACAAACTCAGAAGATAGGGCGCGTAATACTCCTGTAGTAGTAACTACACCAGTTTACCAATTCAGTTTACTGGGAGAATTTATAGCAAAATTTCCAAATGCGAATCAGGCTATGCTTATTACAGGTATTAATGATGCCGCAATTGGAGAAGTATGTAGAAACCCAAATAAAGTAGGTAATAATAGCCGTGGGGGGTTTCTATGGTCCTACAATGATGTACCTAATAAGGCGTATGATAAGCCAAAAGGTACCCCTAAAAAGACTATACAGTTAGATAAAGATGGTATTATTATAGCAGAGTTTGTCTCTGCTAGAGAAGCATCTAAAACAACAGGTATTTGCTATAAAAGAATTAGTGCAGCCATAACAGGGCGTCAGAAAACAGCTGGTGGCTTTGTGTGGAAGTTAGATGAAGATATGATCTAATCCTACTATAAATAGTAGGTATGCGTCATAGGGAGTGACGCTGTTAAAGTTGTATGTAAGGCTTTTTTCAATGCAGGTACATTACCTATATTTGACTACCGTGATATACGTGAAAAAGGTGCAGAATTAATTACTACAGGAGGGCAGGCACCGGGACCTGAACCCCTTCGTATTTGTATCAATCAGTTAATAGATTTACTTCGTAATGCTGTAGGACGTAAATTAGAGCCTATTGAAGTACATGATATGGCGTGTATCATTGCCGATGCTGTTCTAGCGGGTGGAATTCGCCGAGCTGCTATGATTGCCTTGTTTGATTTAGATGATAAGGCAATGCTAGAGTGTAAGAGCGGTAAATGGTGGGAAAGTAATCCTGCTCGTGCTAGAGCAAACAATAGTGCGGTACTACTACGCGGTGCAGTATCGGAACTAGAGTTCTATGAATTAATGGAACGTATTGAAGATTCTGGATGTGGGGAACCGGGTATTTACTGGACTAATAATAAAGATTGGGGTACTAATCCTTGCTGTCTTCCTGCAAGTACTCTTATCCAAACATCTTCAGGGCTAAGATGTATCGGTGAATTAATTAATACACCATTTATAGCAGAATTACATGGAAAGTATTACGAAAGTAAGAAAGGTTTCTGGTACACAGGAGATAAAATTACGTATACTTTAGAAACAGGTATGGGAGCTAGTATAAGGGCTACTGGAGACCACAAAATTCTTACCAAAGATAGGGGATGGGTAGAACTATTAGACCTAAATATTGGGGAATATGTGAAAATTTCAACTGGCAATGTATCCACGTATTCTGGTACCGATTTCAATCTTGGATGGCTATTAGGTGAAGTAATAGGGGACGGGGGACATAACCCTAGTAAGTACCCTAGTTACCTGAGATTCTGGGGGAAAGATAAAAAAATTATGGCTAAAAGGGCCGTAGATATTATTAATACTTCCCTAAATAGCGCTATTACTGTTAATAAAGAGAATACTACTAATAAATCAATAACAGTATCCTCAGTTAACCTAACTAAATTCTGCTCTCTCTATATTGAGGAAGGTACTAAAAATATTAAATCCTCAGTACTTAGTAGAGGGAAAGAATTTATTGCAGGGGTACTATCTGGGTTTTTTGACGCAGATGGTAGTGTGCAGGGAAACCTAATTAAAGGTGTTAGTATTAGACTAACACAGGCTGACTTAGCTAAGCTAGAACTTGTACAGCAACTTCTACTTACTTTTGGTATTACGTCTAAAATTTATACAGGACGAAATAAGGCAGGGTATAGAATGATGCCGGATGGGCATGGGGGTAAAAAAGAGTACTATTGTAAGGAGGTTCACGAGTTAGTTATTAGTAATTATAGTTTCTCTATTTTTGGCAATACTATCGGGTTTAATGACCCTCAAAAACAAAAAGCCTTTGAGTATGTAGAACAAAATAGAAAACGTAAAGCTAACAATGACTCTGAGTATACTAAGGTTACCTCAATTAAATTATTTGGCACTGAGGCAGTATATGATGCTACTATTGAAGACGCACATGCATTCGCAGCAAATGGTATTGTAGTGCATAACTGTGAGATTGCCCTACGTCCTTATCAGACTTGTAACCTTACAGAGATTAATGCTGGTGCAATTAGTACACAGCGGGAGTTCAATGAAGCAGCTAGTGCGGCAGCCTTTATTGGTACGCTACAAGCAGGCTATACGGACTTTCATTACCTAAACCCTAAATGGCGTGTAACTTGTGAAAAGGAATCATTGCTTGGAGTTTCTATGACAGGTATTGCTAGTGGTACAGTGGAAAAATTGGATATGGAATGGGCCGCACAATGTGTGGTAGATACTAATGCTGAAATCTCTAAAAAATTGGGTATTAACCCTGCAGCCCGTAGTACTTGTGTTAAACCTGCTGGGACTACTAGCCTGGTTCTTGGTACTTCTAGTGGTATTCATGCTTGGCACGCTCCGTACTATATTCGTAGGATGCGAGCAGGTAAGGATGAAGCCCTAGCACAATACATGATGAAAGCTGCTCCTGGCCTAGTAGAGCAGGATGTTACTAAAACTAACCAAGTCGTTCTTAGTTTCCCTCAAAAAGCTCCCGAAGGTGCTGTAACTCGTGACGAATCCATGATGAGTTTGCTAGAACGGGTTAAGAACGTATCTATTAAATGGGTAGCTAAAGGGCATATTAGTGGTACTAATCGACATAACGTAAGTTGTACTATTAGTGTTAAACCAGATGAGTGGAGGCAGTTAGCTATTTGGATGTGGGAAAATAGAGAATACTATAATGGTATTTCTGTACTGCCATTCTTTGGCGCTGAAGCGTACCCACAGTTACCTTTTGAAGATATTACTAAAGAACAGTATGAATCAATGCTACCAATGTTAGCAAATATTGATATTAGTAAAGTATTTGAAAAAGATGGAAGTAGTGTTGATCTAGCGGCCGAATTAGCTTGTGCTGGTGGAAGTTGCGAAATTAAATTTTAATAAAAAAGCCCCTAAGCTTCAACAGCTTAGGGGCTTTTATTTATTTACGATAAGCCATAATAATAGCTTTGCACATCTTACTTCGTACAATGTCTTGATCTAGAAATTCAATCACAGAGATTCCCTCAATACCTTCTAACCTATTAATTGCATCTTCAAGACCCGAGTTTTGAATATCACTTTGCTCAGCATCTCCACTAAAAATCATCTTACAGTTTCTACCTATACGAGATAACATCATTTTAAATTCTTCTGATGTCATTTGTTGGCATTCATCAATTAAAACAATACAATCATCAAACGTAGTGCCACGTAAAAACCCTAAAGGAATAGGTTCTATATCTTTATTTTTTAGAGCATATTCGTAAAATCCTCTGCCTAATGCTTTAGTAAAAATAGTATCAAATGGTGCAAGATACGGAGCGTACTTCTCTTCTAGAGTACCTGGTAGAAACCCTAGGCCTCTACCAGTTTCTATATTAGGGCGAGTTAGGATAATTTTATTAACTCGTCTATGAAATAACTCACTTGCAGCATAGTTTGCTGCAATATATGTTTTACCTGTACCTGCACTTCCTATACCAAATATAATATCATTATATTTAATTGCTTCGAGATATTCTCCTTGAATAAAATTAAGGGGTTCTACCTCTTTAAACTCCTTATTATAATCATCATTACGTCTAGCGATTGATTTTTCTACCTGAGTAATAACTTTTTTAGAGTCTTTTTTCATGGGAAAATTACGTCGAGTTTTACCTGAGTTACGTGCCATTACTTATCCTATAGTTACACGAAATTTCTAGTACCTGTTAAGTCAATTACTAGGGCTTGCTTACGATTTTTTGGAGAGAAACTAATATGTACCCAGGTATTAAATTCATAGATTACCTGATCGTACTGAATATTAGAAGATAAGATTTTCTCTATAATTTGTTTTGGAGTACCAAATTTAGGGCTAGTAAAGTCTGCTGCTCTACCTTCTAAATGCTGACTGTTTGCAGCTCCTTTTACAGCTGCATTAACCTGCGGACTTCTATATCCTGAACTAATAATAATTGGATAAGATAGTAAAGACCTAACTTTCTCCATCTCATTAGCAGTAAATTTAATATTTTCAAGTACGTCCCCTTTAGGAGTATTATCTAACCCTAAACGTGCGGCGACTTGGCTAATAGTAAATTCCTCTAAAGTAAAATTAGGACTTAATTGCATTTTGTTTCACCAGTCTACCTAATATACCTGCTACTAAAAGTACTACTGTAGCACCTGTAACGTAGTTATGTGGTATTGTTGATTTCATATCTTCGGGAATAAATACCCAAGCTCCTTGAATAGCTGCAGCTAAAGTCATTGCTTGCATACTAAACCATTTCCAGCTCTGTTCTGCATCTTCTACAAGTGTCATATATTTTCCTTATAATAATTTTAAGGCGCCTATATCTAAAATATATAGGCATTAGTAGTAATATCTATTAGCTACTATTACTCAATATTACCTAGTTCTTTAATAAGTTTAATACTAGCTTTCTGCTTATTAGCACATACCTCATAAGTTTCTGCTAGATCACCATACAATATAATTGCCTCTTCAAAAGATGACACTAGTACCGAATCTTTTAATAAGGGACAGGTAGTTAATGCTTCGGCAGAAATATTAACGGGAGCACCTGGAGGAATTGCAGGTGAATTTTTAGAGTGATCTAAAAATGCGCAGCCTTGAATAGATAAAGCTATAAGGAAAGCTACTAGTGGTTTAATCATTTAATACTCTCATTCGTACGTTTATTTATAGTTACAAAACTATCTGAAAATGTTTGACTTGGGGTACACTCACCATTTTTTATAACAGTAAGTGTTTTGCCTTTTAGTCCTGCCATTATACTATTGATACTAGCATTAAGTTGAATACTAGCTTGTTTTTGTTGCTCTACTAAAACATTTGACATAACTTCTATAGATTTGGATTTATCTTGTATTGCTCGCTCATTATTAGCAATAATCTCAGTATATTTAGTCTCGGCTTCTTTATATCCCATATCTTTAATATATAGAAAGCTACCATACAATGAAGTTAGTAAAGTTACAGTTGCAATAATATATTTCCAATACTTAAGTAGTAATACTAACATGGTGTTTCCTTAACAATATTTTAATGTACATAGTGTTACTTCTGTAAAACTGCTCACTATAGCGTATGAGCAGTTTAGGGTCAAATTAAAAATAGCTGCCTTAAAGTAGCTAACTATACATTTTATATAAATCTTGTGGTGTACATTTATAACTATTAGGTACACCTAGGGCTTCAGCTATAATTTCGGAACAAAACCACTTATCCTTACTATTAAAAATAGGTATTTTAAATATAGTACCTAATAGACCTATATAATCATACCCCTTACCGTTTTGCTGTAAAAATAGTTGTTCACTACAATTATTATTCGGTAATTCTATAATATCCCAAATATCTTGTGCGTTATTTTGCCAAGCCATACGTACTCCAACATTATTACGAGTTGCGGAACTCCAACACCTATACGTATCCCCTATCTTTTCAAAGGCAATTTCAACATGTGAATATTTTGACTTAGTTACTAGTCTAATAATTTTATCCCATATATTACCAGGTGCTTTATAAAATAGTAAATATATCACTTTATTGGTCCTAATAAAAGTGCTTTCCACACGGTTACAATAATAAATCCTAGTACGCCTATCATTCCCCAAGTAGCTACAGATACTCTAAGTTCAGACCAAAAATCCGCTCTTTCCTGTAGCAGTTTACTATGTAATTCATGGCTTAATCTATGAGAGTCAGGATCACTATTTGGAAATGCTCTAAATATTAGTGAACTTTCATTTGCAATACGTTCATTTAGCTCTTTTCGCATGAGTTTACTCTCTAATAGTAGCTCTTTAAAAATAAGTAATAGTTCTTCATTTGTAAATTCTTTATGATTTGGCAAAGCTGTTTCAAGCTCTAAGTTAGTATAATGTATGTTTTCATCCATGTATATAATCCTTGTAATATTAATTAGGTAATAATATACTATTTTACTGACATTTGCGACATAATAAAAATAGTATATAAATGACTACGCCTTTAACTATAAATAGAGTAGACCCTATTCACAGCCCAATTCATTGAGTGTCTAATATTCTTAACTAGTATTGTATTACGCATAGCAATCACAGTAGATATTATACCTATGACTTGAGTAGCAATTAAAAGTATATAAGCAGAAATTAGGTATTACTCTGGTATAGTATTACCTAATTTCTGCTATTTTACAGTAGAAATTAGGTATACACAGTAAATTAAGACAAAATACTAATAGTATTTTGTAAATATAGAGAGCATTACGTAATACTTATTAACTGTAAATAAATTACTATTAATATCGTTAGTTATTTACTAGAGTTTCCGAGAAAGTTAGGTGAATTTGCTAGGATGGTCTTTAAGTAGGTCGGCAACTATACCTCACCAAATTTCTAAATAGGTAGCCCAAGCAAGATTACAACTTGGATGCCGCAATAAACAGGTCGTCAATCTGCGTATCTGTCAGGCCTAACATTGTAGCCATTTGTGGTACTAAGCCCGAGGTGCGCAGCACTTCAGTTGCGTAGTCCCACTCAATCTTGGCAGCAGGGTCAACAATTACAGATTCAACTTTCTGCAGCAGTCCAGCAGCCAGCAGAGCTAATCTAGCCTGTCGCATAGATACTGCCTGTGGAACAGTCACAGGAGGGGTTGTTCCAATATCGACCAAAGTTTTGGCTTTATCCACAGCTGTTTGACATGTAGCAATCTGTGCTGCTGTCCAAATACTCTTGGCGATCATCGTTTGCAAGTGCTGTGCGTTAGCTTTGATTCGATCAAGCGATTCCGGCGTCGGAACGGCTTCCTGAAGTAGGGTATCAATGAGTGAAACGGAATGCAGTGCGGCTGCATATTGTTGTTCTGGGGTGAATTCATTCATGATAAGTCCTTATGGGTGAGAAAGTTTATAAACATCAAACTCGGCTTTGAGTTCTTGGATTGCATTGACAAGCACAGCCAGCATTGACTGGTCATTAAGCCGCAATTTGTCTGGGGTTTCGGTATCAATAATAACAGGAGTTTCGCCCTCAAGTTCTAAGATATCCTGAGCTTTGAATCCGTATCGAACTGGTCCATGTCCTTCAACAGCATCCCTGCTTGGCTTGTAACGGTAAGCAGTTGGCTTTAACTGGCAGACAAAGTCTAGACCGTGAGGTACGGGCGCAAAGTCTGTCTTGTCCCTGGCATCAGACACGACAGTCCAGGCTACCTGTATGTAGGCGTTGGTAACGCCTGTATGGGCTATAGATACACGATTGTCCTCGGTGGTTATGTCATAGGCTGGTGCATAGGAGTTATCTATACGGTACTGGGAACCTAATACGGTATTGTTATTACCTGTAGTGTTGTGGTACATCGCACCTACACCACAGGCTGTATTATAGTTTCCTGTGGTATTGTTCTGCAAAGCACTTTGTCCGCTTGCTGTGTTGTTGCTGCCTATAGTGTTGCTAGCCAGAGCGCTTACACCATTTGCTGTATTTTGACTACCTGTGGTGTTGGAGAACATAGCAACTAAACCACTTGCTGTGTTATTGTTGCCTGATATATTGGAGTACAGAGCACTCACACCATTTGCTGTGTTGTTAGTACCTGTGGTATTGGAGAACAAAGCGTTTACACCACTCGCTGTGTTTTGACTGCCTATGGTGTTGGAGTATAGAGCAGCTTGACCACTTGCTGTGTTTTGGTTACCTGTAGTGTTTGAGGATAGAGCACTCACACCACTTGCTGTATTTTGATAGCCCGTGGTGTTGGAGTACAGAGCAGCTTGACCACTTGCTGTGTTTTGACTGCCTGTGGTATTAGAAAACATAGAGTCTTTACCACTTGCTGTATTTTGGGTGCCTGTGATGTTGGAATACATCGCACCTACACCACAGGCTGTGTTGTAGTTTCCTGTGGTATTGTTCTGCAAAGCACTTTGCCCGCTTGCTGTGTTGTTGCTTCCTATAGTGTTGTTAGCTAGAGCGCTTACACCATTTGCTGTATTTTGACTGCCTGTGGTGTTGGAGAACAGAGCAACTAAACCACTTGCTGTGTTATTGTTGCCTACTGTATTGGAGTACAGAGCACTCACACCACTTGCTGTGTTATAGATGCCTGTGGTATTGGAGAACAGAGCGTTTACACCACTCGCTGTGTTTTGACTGCCTATGGTATTGGAGTATAGAGCAGCTTGACCACTTGCTGTGTTTTGGTTACCTGTAGTGTTGTGATACAGAGCGTCTTTACCGCTTACTGTATTTTGATAGCCCGTGGTGTTGGAGTGTAGCGCGCCTGTACCAAACGCCTCATTTGTTGGTATTCCTCCACCTCCGGGGACATGTAGATTGCCAGCAGCATCTATACGCATTTTCTCAGAGCCCGCTGTATATACACGCACATTCTGACCAGTACCATCTAAGTAGAATCCATTAACTCCATTGCTACTGTTATATAAATAGTTTGTGGGAGCAGTCACGGATATATCTGAGCCGCTTAAAACCGATGCAGCGGTAAGTGCACCAGTCGCACTAATAGTAGTAGCCGAAATAGGCAGAGTTCCCCCATTGAGCCAGCTTGCTAGTGCAGACTTGATTGTGCTGAAGCTGAACAGCTTTGCAAGCCCACTCACCGAATCGCGGCCACCAAGCTTGTCAGCATCAACAATGGTACCTTTGTCATCAGCAGTGACTATGAGAGCATTGGTTTTTGTAGCTGAATAACTATTAACCAACGTTGCTACTTGGCCTGCTAAGTCACGAATATAGCTCTGTGTTGGGACAATACTGTAAGTTTGACCCGATGCTGTTGCCCCAAGGTAAGGCTGCCCCAACGTGAGCGCTGTAGAAGACTGAATGCTTAGTATTTCATATAGCTTGCCATCGGGTGCTTGTAAACATTCACCAATAGTAGCACCACCAATAAAGTCGGTTCCTGTACCTGTAACTGAAACCGATCCATTGGTTAGGCTAATTGTGCCTGTGCGATAAAAACCCATATAATTTCCTTATTAAGTTTTAGTAATATCATTATTTAGTACCACACTACTGCTTCAACTTCGGCAACGGTGGTGGCTGCATCAATCTGTGCCCGAAGCGCTTGCCCTTTAGTGAACTGTGTCTGCACATGCACCCCAAGTGCTGCACCGACTTGCAACATGTCTGTCTGACTTAGGGTACGAACTGTATTGTTTTGCAATGTCCAGTCAATCGTGAAGGATGACGATAGTTGTGCCAGAGTTACTGCACCCGTGATGCGGTTTTGACTGACTGCATCTGAGTCGAATATTGAGCCATCCCAGGTGAAACCTGAATACTCTGCTCTGGTGCGTGATTGTTTAATCAAAGCCCACTGCACATCTTTTATATCTTGTAAGGTGCGAGGGTCTTCCCATTGCTTGGTGGTATAATTGAAGATATGGTTTTCTGATGGCTTAGCCGGTATAAGGATAGCCACCCCATTTTCAATGTAATACTTATCATCAGCGAAAACACCGACTATATGGTCGCAAATACTAGTATCGTACTGATAGCTAATGCTAGTTTCATCACACGCTACTATTCGTTGAATTTGACCAGTAGCACGGTTAAATATAGTTATTTGAATCATTTCTTACCTTAACGTTTTACACCTAGAACAAATAAACTTCTATTCGTGACAGAAATTGTAAATGGATTTGAGGCTGCAGCATATGAATCTGCATTTGCCCGTAATTCATATGTCACGCCAATTGGACCCGGATAGTCAGTATAACTAATAGCACTTGCTCTATATAATGTTGTAAGTAATATACCATTCCTATATAGGTGCAAATATCCGTCTTTGGCAAACGATGCAGACCCACTAATGTAGACAGGATTATCAGAGTTATCTATATGTACTGATTGAATAGAGATTCCAGTAGGATAAGAGTTCCAGTCAACGTCAATACTACTAGCGGTAAACGCACTGGCAGAAATAGTCACTGCATTCCCGGCAATATTCAGCGTGTTAATAACATTAGCTTGGTTAATGGTCATAGTGCCATTTACTACATTAAATCCAGGTGAATAAAGATTACCCTCACTTGTAATTTGCAAATATTTATTATTATTTGCATTGCCAATTAGCAATCCCTCCGGCCCAATGTATGTTCCATAGTTTCCAGCATCTGGCCATGCACATGCGGTAAATGCACCTGTGGTAAACTGGCCGCCATGCACATTTCCCCCAAAGGTTCCATTAGACCCGGTCAAATCGCCCTTAAAAACAGCATTTCCATACGCATCAACTGCAAATGTAGTCTGTCCGCTTTTACGGCCCACTATTCCGGTATTTCCAAGGTAAAGACCGTTAGTTGTATCCCCTACTAATATGGCAGTTTCCGCATTCAGACTGATTGGACCGGTAATGACATCAGCCCCTGACTTCGATAGCTTGTCAGCGGCGAGTTGGTTTGCTAAAGAAGCCTGGTACGCTGCACTATCTGCTACATTTTGTGCATTCGTGATGGCACTGATCTGGGCTGAAGTGGCTCCTACTGTTGCTCCAGGTTCATATGGAGCAATCTGATATTGCAGCGATGACCCAGATGATACAATAACGTCTCCTGCTGCATTTCTTATTGTTAGTCCTCGGGTATCTATCTTTTCCGCCGTGATTGAGGTTGCTTCGATCCTATCAGCACTCAGAAACCCAGTAGTGATCTTGGTTGCACTCAGATTGGCGATCTTGGCATCATCAACGGCCATGTCACCAATCTTAGCATTGGTGATGGTGCCGTTTGCAATGAACGCACTGCGTATATAAACCCCTGGCGGGATATATCCTTGCTGACCTGGCGTACCAACAGGAGACGCCTGTATTACAAATGGAGATACAGCAGCAGCAACCTGCTCTATACCATCTACTTGAATCGACTTCCACTCCGAGATGACACCTGGTTCATATTGTGTCATGTACATTGTATACCCAGTGCTGGGTTGATACCATGCCTTACCGACATAAAGGTTTGTTTCTGGTACTGTTTCAGAACTGATAGCTGATGGAGATACCCAGAATCTATCTGCAAGGATTCCGAATGCGCTAGCTGTGTTAGTGGATGTCAAACCAAATCCAGAAACCAAATTACCAACCTCAAGCTTAATAGTGTACTGTGCCTTGAGAGTATCGTTCAGCATCTTTTGCGCAGTAAAGGCTTGTTCAATGGATGCTGTACTGCCATCCGCATCAGTCACACTAACCTGTTTGACTGCAGTGGCTAGTGGTAGGCCTACATGCCATACTGCTAAATCATCTGGGTGCACTTCATTCCATGCATCTACACCCGCTTTGTTGGTAATTAACCCATTATTGTCAAATATATTGCCGCCTTTGGTTGCGTACCCTATCTTGGATTGCTCTAGATTAGTAATCAATGCTGACGCGTTAGTGTCGCGTAAAGGCACCCAAGCTGACCCATCCCAGCGACTAAGTAGATTCTCATTATTTGTATCAATCCACAAGTCTCCAACAGCAAAAGCAGTTGGTGCATTAGGTGCTGCAAAAGTAGTTATTTTTCCGTCTGCGGTAGTTTGTGCTATTGAGGCTTTGTTAAAAGCCTCAATAGCTGTCTTGTCTTCAATGTCGCTCCAAGAGCCTGTACTGTAAGGATTTGATGATGTATAGCGCTTAAGCACCTTATTAGTGTTATCGTACCAAAGATCGCCTGTGTGTTGCTGCCTCAGTGCAGCTGTTGTCCAAGAGGTTGATGGGTCAGACGATTGAAACCAGGATTCTGTTTTGCTGTCAATCTGACTTTGAATAATAGGTAAATCATTGGATAGCCATGAATCAAGTGCTGAGGTATCAGAAGCTGGCACCCATGCTGAACCATCCCATTTTTGCACTAAGTTAGCAGAGTTTATCCATACATCACCAATTTCTAGGGGTACATCTACATTAGGGGTTACTGTTTGGTCAACGCCCCGTTTTGTTGGGGCACTGACTTGGTTAAATGTTTTCACACCAAAACCAGAGTAAGCTTTAAGCTGCGTCTTGGCATTGGCAATTGCCCCATTCATATCTACTGTAGTTGAGTAGTCTTTATTAAGCAGTGCACCCAAGGAACTACCTGTTTTATTCTCAATATCAGCTTTTAATTGCGTAAGTGCTGAGGCTGTAACAACATCCTGGTCCGCATAGGTGCGATATTTATTTAGCAATGTTGCATTGTTTCCAGAAACTGTAGCTTCAAGAGTCGTCCTAGCTGTAGCCTCAGCCGATAGCCCATCTACAATCTTTGCATCCAAATCTTGCGCTACCATAGCAAGTGTTTCTGAGATACGTTTATTACCCTCTTCCCCAGCGAGTACATTACGTAACTGAGTGTAACCATCCTCTTTACCTTGTACTAATAAAGCCTTACGATCAATGGCTGATGCTTCTTTTTGGGTCGCAACTGTATCAGTAAGAGTATTAACTGCTGCTTTTGTAGCGGACAATCCAGTGACCGGATTTGTAACTTCAGCTATAGCGTCTTTCCAAGCGCTAGTAGTGGCTGTTGTGGGGTTAGCAAGTGCCGTCTCAAGATTATTTATATATGCTTTGGTAGCTGTAGGTGATACATCAGGAGTATATATCCAAGTGCTGCCATCCCATGTATGGGGTTTGTTACTATTAGCTGTATTATACCAAATAGCCCCTGTAGATAATTTGGGCAGGTACTTCACTTCACCAGTACTTAGAATGATCTTATTTGGAAGGTAATTAAAGTCTTGCGCAGGCCCACCTATATCCGGACCATCAATACGTGCAGTTCCAGGTTCACGAAAAACTAATAGTGGCCCCATATGGGCAACTAAAGCCTGTTGTGCAGCAGCAGCAGCAGCAGTAGTAGTAGCCGTTGTGGAGTAATCATTAGTAAGTGTAGCCTTTAAAGAACCTACAGAACCATTGATACCCTCCATTTCAGCCTTTAGAGTAGTTGTTGCATTGGAGGTAACTTTATTGACATCAGTTTTAGTATAATAGTCGTTGACTAGTGTAGCCTTATTGCTCGCTACCTCTGTAGCTAAAGTTGTCCTAGCCGCTGCTTCCGCTGATAGTCCATCTACAATCTTTGCATCTAGGTCTTGTGCTACCAATGCGATAGTGCTTGATAGACGCTTGCTTTCTATCTCTCCATTAAGAATGTTACGAAGTTGTGTATATCCATCTTCTTCACCTTGCACTAATAAAGACTTATGATCTGTGGCCGATGCTTCTTTTTGGGCTGCAACTGTATCCGTAAGAGTATTAACTGCTGCTTTTGTAGCTGACAATCCAGTGACCGGATTTGTAACTTCAGCTATAGCATCTTTCCAAGCGTTAGTAGTGGCTGTTGTGGGGTTAGCAAGTGCCGTCTCAAGATTATTGATGTATGCTTGAGTAGCCGTGGCTGACGTATCTGGTGTGTACACCCAGTCTGTACCACTCCAAGTATATGGCTTATTACCATCATCAGTATCATACCAAGTGCTGCCAACTGACAATTTTGGCAAATAAGTTGTCGACCCATCTTTGAGCGTGATAGCCTCAAAGTTTGCAACTTGTGTTGGAGGTTCGGATTGACGAAATACCCGTACTGGCCCCATTTTAGCTGTCAGCGAGCTCTGTCCATTTGCAACGGATGAGTTTAAAGTGGCTGCCGTGATATAGTCATTTGCAATAGTAGCCAAAGACTTAATCAACCCAGTATTTGCATCACCTATAGTGGCTGTTAAAGTATTAAGCTTTGATGCTAGTGACGTACTATTAGAGGTATCCACTGTCACGCGGTTTAACTCTTGTAGTTGAGCAGACGAAGCACCCGGAGATGGTCTACCAACAGCCACCCAATCAATCTCAAAATAATCTGTGGCAGTCTGTGCGCTAGATAATGATAAACGAAGTTGTTTTACTGTTCCAGACCAGGGCGCTGTTACCGTTATTAATGCTGTGCCACTAATGTAGGTTGGTTCTGTAAATGTGATCCTACGGGTAGATATGTCCCAAGTAGTATCGCTGCCTACTATCCAGTCTAGATAGCCCGCGAATATTGGACTTCCAACCTTCTGTATGCGCATACGAACCTGCTTATACTTATCTCCATCTAGAGAAAAGACAGGTGAAATTACGTATGCATCGCTGGCTACATTAGCAGGGCGTAAAAAGCTCAATGTAACCGTCGGTGTACCATTACCCGCCCAACCCTCTACTGTAGTATCAAAGTACCAGATATTGGCTGAATCAAATTGCTCAGCAGAGCCAGCAGAGAGTAGTGTAATGCGCTCACTCAAAGCATTATCAGCATCTGCTCTAACTTTATCTTTTGAATAAATTAATCCTGATGTACTGGCGGTTCCATCTTCCCCAAGCAATTGAGCAGACAATAGTTTGCGAGATTCAGCCTCAGCAGAGTCTGCATTAACCCGAGCTAGTTGCTCAGTTGAAATGGCTGCCAATGTATTACCAATATCAGTATCAAGTTTTGCAGCAAGTATGGTACGCAGTGCAGCTTCTGCAGATAGACCATCAATTATTGTATGTGTAAGCTCCTGCCGTGCAATGGCGACAGTGCTTGCTGCATTCAACTCAATTGCATTAGCAGATAAAGTATTGGCAAGGTCAGCATAGGCCTCGCTTTGTGCTCGATCAGTATTGATCCTAGCCTCTTTCTGAAATGCTTCATCTTGCAGACGGTTAGCCTCTATGCGAGCTGCTTCTTCGTTCCCAACCGACAAGACTCTAGCATCTACTTCAGATAAAAGTGCTTGTGTTGTAAGTTCATTTGCAGCTATTCTATTAGCAGTTTCTTGTGCAATCTGGTAAGCTACAGTACCAGCAGTACTAACAGGTCCATCAATCAGGTCAATACGACTATTTAGTGTCTGTGCCAGTTGGCTTTCAGTTATCTCGCCAGTTAAAGCAGTAAGCAGTAGGGATACATCCTCACCAGTTGTTACGGATACACCATGTAGCCCACCAGCAGGTTCTAATGACTCTATACCATCTTTAGTACGCCACTTAATCCATACATGCCAAGTTTGGGAAGGATTAGCTGCATAAGAACTAACAGTGCCGTAAAACTCACTAATACGAGTAGCGTCAGTAAATATAGGTGCGGGAGCTCCCTTTGCTCTTACAACACCATAAACAACAGTAGACCCATGACCATGACCCTGAGTATATGCAGGAATAGTATCTTGAGTAATAAAAACCGAGCTAATTGCTGCTGATAGTGTAAAGTTTCCAGGTGTTGGAGGTGGAGTAGTATCAATAACTATAACAGATTTAACTTCTGTTACTAACTCATGAAGTTGTTTTTGTGCACCATCAACTGTAACATATGCTCTAGAACTAATTTCATAAGATGGAATTGTAGGTCCCATATCTACGGCTAAATCAGGTGTTACCTCACTCCAGGGTCCAAGTGCAATACCTACGGCAGCTACTCTATAAACAGTTAAACTACCAAATCTAGCTATGGAATCAGCTCTATTTGAAAATACTGTAGAATCATATTCCCAAACACCATTACCGCTTGACTGTTCAATATGATATTTCTCAGCCCCTATAGACGGTTGCCATGTAAGTACTACTTGACGATCGCCTATGTATCTATAGCCAGCATGCAATCCAGATATACTAGGTAAAAAGTTTGTAGTACTTAATTGACTAAATACTTGTACAGGAGTGGTAACACCTGTGTCTGCGGTATGAACACTAGCATCCTCATTAACTGCCTCAATAGTAACTAAATGCATACTTTGTGGTTTAACACTAGTTACACGGGCTGGTTGGTGCCAAGCAATACCCGGTCCAAATGTATAACGTGTGCGGTCTTCATCCAATCCAGTATATGGTGTAAATGAATTAATTTCACTAGTCAGTACTACAGTATAAGGATCTGTAGTAGGTATTACTGCATAGGGGCCATTTACACTGCCATCTCGTCTACTGAAAGCAATATAATGGGTACCTGTAGTAAATACAGGTTGTTCAGACAAAGTAACATATCTATTACTAGCATTCCACCCTAAAACATCTCCGCCCTGTCCCCAGGCAGGCATATCGTGCTGTATAGAAATAAGATCGCCAAATGAAGGGATAAACCCACCCATTTCAGTCTGAAAACTAATAACCTTGCGTCTATACTTATTACACGCAGCTTGGTATAATCCCTCGCGATGTGCTTGTTCACGGCTAATAACACCAAATAGGTCAATTTTAGCCGGTTTATCCGCAGTACTACCTGCTAAAGTACTGCGGACTTTAGCAGGTTTCCATGTAATACTGTCAAAATAGCTTACATCTACACTATCTGCGGTATCTGGGGTAGGCATTAAGTGGGTAACACTAAAACTGCCTTTTACTATATTTCTTTGGCTAAATAAAGCTACTGGAATAGTTGCAACCTGATCTCTAACAACGCGCATAATACCGCCCTGCATGAACGGTTTTGCACGTACAGCTTGCATAATTTTGGTAGCAGCTTCCCAAAAGCTAAGAAAATTATCAAACCGTCCGTCAAAAGTATCTCCACGACTATTACATACGGCATCTAAAGCAAGTAATGCAGATAGATCTATTTGTGCATCAGTTAGACCTACCTGTTTGCACACATAAGCAAATGCCCATGCAGCACTACGGGTTGGTGTATCTGGTATCCAGGTATTACCATTCCATACAGGTAGACTTCTAGTACATTTAACATTAATTTTTTTGCTAGCTAATCCACTTAGGTTATCGCTAGCGCGCATTTTTATAAATAATAGAGTAACATCCCCATAATTTTTGCCGGGGGGATCAGGATGATACGCGCGTAACCCTGCCCATACTACACTATTAGCCTCACGTGCAGCCGTACTCTCATTTTCTGTACGACTAACCCGTACAGTATAACGCCCATTAGGGACGTTACAGTCCCAACTCCAGCGCTGCGGAGTAGTAGTATTAGCAGAATATGCTATCGCACTCCCAGTTACCTTAGTCCATCCACTAGTTAAATTACCATAATTATCTACAGAAGCGTACTCAATTATAATGGATACTGAGCGTGAAGCTAACGATCCATCATCATTGGCATAATATATGCCACGTGGTGCTATAAAGTCAAATGCTAGTTTATTAACAAATGTATCTGGGTCATTAGTGACAAATGGCCCAATAATAGTTGTGCTAAGTGTTTGACCGGAAACCTCTACACTAGTAGTTACACTGGAGGGTAATGGAGTTTCCCCAGTATACGGCGGTATTACAGTAACACTTACTTCTGCAAAGTTATGTATTGGGGTATCTTCAATAAAAACATCAGTATCTGGGTTAAATACATATTTTCCACGTCCGATACATAATAACTGGTACAAATACTGTTCATTATTGAAGTATTCAACGTATGGTTGAGCTGCAAAATCTGGGTAGCATAACAGATATCCGAATTGCTCAGGAATAGCAGCTTCTAGTCTAGCGCTATTTCCTTGAGCCTGTATACTATATGTAGGACTTGGTGCAGCTAACTCAGCCGCTTGCTGTGGAGTAGTAAGTTTAGGTGCTGGTGCGATAACATTCACTAGTGCCATACCCACTAAACCAACACCTGCAGTGAACATTTTAACACCAGCAGGCCCTAAAATTGCTGTCCATTCTGGATCAAGCATATTAAGTGCTATAGAAGGAGTAACAGTCATCACTGCAAGCATTAAAACAGTGCGTAGTGGATTTGACGAACCCCCACCCCCCATAGGTATGGAATCTGCGTCTACAAACACTAAAGACTGGTTTTCTTCCAGTACTAGTTCCCAACCTGCTCGTAATATAGGTTTACCATCTACAAATGCAATAAAAGGGGTCTGCCATGATGGAGCAAGTTCAGCAATACTTTTATTCGTATGCTGCTCTACCCGTCTGTTTTGTGGGCATAACCCGTTTTCAAGGTAAATAACTGTGCTCATACTTTATACCTAAAATATTCTTTACGTCCAAAGCCACTCACAAGCCATGAACTATCACTAGTAAAAACTACACCTGATCCGCGTACACAGTGCAGTACTCCACCACCATCAATATTTAACCATATACCTATGTGCATTGGTCTATGAATTAATGCAGCGCAACCATGTATAGGGTGTTCAATACGTACCCACTTCTGTCTTTCTGCATGTGTTGCAAATAAATCTGCAATAGCATACTGATCTTCATAGTCAGGTGCAATAATACTCGGAACTTCAATATCGAAATGCTCTTTTTGTATATATCGGAAAAATGCCATACAATCAAACGCTTCTGGGCCCTGTGCTCCAGCTTCCCAAGGTATTCCAATATATTTACTAAAACTCATGCTGTTAATCCTACAAACACTTCCGGGCTATACTCAATACGAGGGAATCTATAGTTCATTAAATTAGGAAACCCAGCAGTAGCTGTAACTTTAAATACATCTGATACAACACTTAAAATTGTCATCTGTAAAGGAGGATTATTTTGAGGAGCACTTAAATCTGTACTAAGAAATTCTCGGTAAATTACTGTTACCATTTCTGTTGTACTTAGTGCAGCCTCTACATTAGTAATAATAGCCCGGTCTACATTATCCATAACAATAGTGATTTGAGGTACCCCTGTATCGCTAATTTCTGGCTTTGTAAATTCAAAATTAAATGCAATAAAGGTTACGTTAGTACTAGGGTCGCGTGGAGCAGTAGACTCTAACTTAGCTGTCAAATCATTGTAGTCTCTTACTACACGAATAGGTACAGTAAATACAGGATGCCACAATTCTAGGGTATGGTAGATTACTGTATTTGCAGGAGCGCTTGCATACGCTTCTTTTAGTGCTTGTGATAGTGTTGTATCGGTCATGGTATTCTAATTTCTAGTGTTCCGTTTATTTTCCAATATATACCGCCAATATGCTCAAGTGTATATGGACCTTTAAATCTAGCGCTTACTGTAGTTTCTATAGTAGACCCTAGAGGTAGATTTATTATAAACCATCCAGCTCCTCCAGAAATTCCGTTTGAGGAGTCCTCAAACCAATTTCTAAATAAAGTTACCTGTTCATTGGTCATTAGCCAAGATGTTTGTAATATATCATTACGAGACATAGTACGCCTACGAACCCTGGCACTACCAACATCCATTTCTGTTCGTATAGTTTGGTCTACTGGAGTAATACTAACTCCTCCAGTAGGCTTAATTGTGGGTAAAGGCCAGGTTGCCATTAGTATACTCCTGCTACTCTATTTAGTCCATAAGTACGACTTAGAGCTCCAGTTACAGAACCAGTACCTCTACTTATATCACCAGCTATAGAATTTTTAACTTTTTCTACAAATACTGTAATCATATCAACACCGTTTTCTGTAGTACGTTCTTGAGTACCTGCTTTTTCCTTAGATTCTACTATATTAATAGTAATAGTGTTTTGAATCTGAGGTGCATTATTACCCATAGTTCTAACGCCTAGAGTGCCCTTAGAGTCTCTAGATAGCGGCATAATAGCTTCTGGGCCAGCTTCTCCCATTAGTCCAATACCTTTAGCAAACCTGAATGCTGTTGGTTCAGAAACAATAGAATTTGTAAAAGAACCTCCTTTAGCAAATTTTTCTATCCCCCTATCAAATGCTCCACCATCAGCCTTAAATAAATTAAAGATAGAAGATATCCCTTTATCTAATCCTTCAGATAATCCGGGCATGATAGACTCTTGAATCTTAATGCGTACTAAGCCTGCAATAACTGAATCTACTAAACTTTTAAAATCTAGTTTCCCTGTCATTACAAAATTTGTTAAAGCATCCTCAGCTCCTTTAAATGCTGAAGTCATAACATTTTTTATATTAGCAGCTACATTAGTAATTTCATTATTATAGTCTCTCAAAGCATTTTTAGCACCCTCAGTCCAATTAGATTTAGCTGCTATATTAATATTAGCAGCCTCTAATATAGCACTACTGGACTTTTTAGCAGCTTCATTATCTGCAGTTGCTTTTTCTATTTTATAATTTGCCGCTTTTCCAGCCGCAGCAATTTCATCTGCAACCTGTTCTGGGGTTAATTTAGTACTAAGCTTAATTTTATCTATATTATTATGTAATTCTAAAATAGTCTGCAAGTTAGTCATTTCTAGAGTAAGATCTGCTTTTTTATCTGCTGCTATTTTAGCATTCTTAGCAATTTCAGCATCTGATAAAGCCATATTATCTTGCTTTGCTTTTAAAATAATAGCATCTGCGTCTTCATCCGAAGTTTTAACAGTTTTTAATATGTCTAAAGCATGAATTTGATCGTTATACTTTCTAGTAATTTCAGCTAGTCCTTCCGAGTAAGCCTTAGCAGATGCTGTTAGGTTTTGATTAGTATCATATTGTTCAGTATTTACTTGCTTATATTTTTCAATTTGTTTTATTCCAGCGTTTATATCTGCTATAGATTTATCTTTATTTTTATCTTTAGATTTAAGCAATGCATCCCGTGCCGCATAAAGGCTATTTAGTCGTATATCTGCATCTATCTGTTTATTGGCGTAGGTTAGTGCTTCCGATACCATAGTATTATATAGTTTAGCCGATTCTAGCTCATCACTGTAGTAACCTTCACTAAGTTTTATGGAATCTAATTCTTTCTTTTTAATTGCCAATCTTTCAAGTTCAGTATTATTTAACTCTTTTGCCTCTTTTAATGGGTAATTAGTAGTAGCAATCTTCTTATTAGTTTCAGCTACAACAGCTTCACCCGCAATAGTGGCTAACTGTGCTTGAGCACCCATAAGTTCTGCAGAAAGACTTGGTAATAATGTATTTAGTTTTGCAGTAACTTTTGGAAGTGTATTACTATTAGAGGCCTCAGAAGTTATTCTAACTCTTTCAATTGCATCAGGAGTATTTTTTATATTCTGAGCTAATCTTCCACCAAGTTCTTGTAGCTTATCTTTAGTGTCTACACCTTGTCTGGCTAGCATAGTTTGATCGTGTATACTTGCCTCAATACTAGCGCGCTCAGTTACTAGTGCCAAATATGCTGATGTAGCGTTTAATTTTTCAGTGGAAAGAGCTAAACGTACATTACTTTTTATTAGTTCAGCTTTTATTCCTAGATCTTTTAAGGTTAGGTTGGCATTATCTACATCCATGTTAGCTCCCGCTTGGGAAGCTAATCCAACTAGTCCTTTTTGAGTATTTAAATCGGCTTGAGCAATTGCATTCTTTAACCCTTTTGTTAACCTTTCAAAACTGGCCTCTGCGAGTGCTTTAGGAATGCCTTTATATGTTTCTTTAATATTGTTTAAATGCTCTGTATCTTCTTTTATAGATTTTCTTAGTATATTAGCGCGTTCTGTTTCAACATCTATAATTTTTCGATATTCCCCTCTATATTTTTTAGCTTTATTTTTTGGATCTTTGCTATCCTCAGTTGCTTTATCAATAGCATCGGTACTTTTACTAAGCTCTTCTTTAGCTTGTTTAAGTCGAAGCATATACGCTTCCATACTAGATACTGATGCCCGTAATTTATCTGCATCTGTTCCAATATACGTAAGTGCACTAGTATTTTTTGACAACTCCTGCAGTGCTTTTATATAGTCTTCAGTATCTTTAGAAGAATCAGCTAATGCTTTACCTGCTTTACCTAATGCAATTCCCATATGACTAATATCATCAGTAGGTATTAATTTATTAGTAGATACTAAGGCTTCTTTTGAAACATCAGCTAGAGCTGTTTTAAATGCTGTTAATGATGCAGCTGCATTATTAGTATTTAAAGCTATATTTTTTATATATTTATCAGAGTCTTCTGAAATTTTAGCAAGCTTATCCTCACCTAAATCTTTAATAGTATTTTTTATTTCTTTAATACTGTTAAGATCTACTCTAGTATTAGAGCCAGTAGCTTCGCTAATAATTTTCTTGTATGTTTTCTTTGCCTGCTCTTTAGCAGGGCCTTCTTCCATAGCACGTAGAGATTCTACTATAGTCTCGGATACGTTGGTAGCTAACTTATCCCCATCTCCGACACCAAACTCGCTTAAAAATCCATCTTTAAACTTATCCCAACCACTCTGAGCTTTTTTGAGTTTGTTAAAACTAAGTACTACTCCTGAAAAACTCTCTGCTAGATCATTTAGTGCATTTGCTTTAGCTTGAGTTGACTCGATACTTAATTGCTCTAAGGGTTTTTTCTTAGAAATAGTGTCTATAGTTCGTTGTACATTTCCAAAAGAGGAATTAAGGGTATCAATAGAACTAGAATAAGCTTCAGCTTCTTTAGCAGATGTAGATAAATGAGTATCTAGTATACCTATTCCTACACCTGCTAGGGCGGCTGCTTGCCCCCATACTGAAAATGCATTAATTGCAGTACCTATGGCTGTAGTAGCAATAGACATAGTTCCACGAATTGTAGTACCTATTTTAGTAATACCTGTAAGGTTTTCTTCTTTTATATTTTCACGCATTTTATTATATGCGTATACTGGCCCCATAGTAGCAGCATCATCCGCTGCCGATGTAAGAACGTTTCTAGTACTTAACTGTGTATGTAGTTTGTCTAGTATACGTTGTTGCTGTGCAGCGTGTCCAAATTTAGACTCACTAGCTTCTCGTTTAGCTGCTGCATCATGCCAAATATCTGATTCTGCTTGTGCGGCTATTTTTATATAGTGTAATTTTGTATCTAAACGCTCCCGTTCTTTTGATAAGGCTAATTTTTCAGAATCGTTAAAAAGTTTAGTAATACGTTCGCCTAGCTCAGCATGCTTAGCTATAATTAAGGCTTTTTCCTTCTCGGTTATATCATAGGGGGATTTACGTACAATATCGCGTACTTCTTGTCCCAGTATCTCTTTATTAAATCTCTTTGGATCTTTTTCAACTAATTTAGATGCAAGAGAGGTAGTTCTAAACTTTTTAACAGCCTCTTCCCCTGCCTCAGCATCTGACATACCAGCAGCACTTACCTGTTCGTCTATGCGTTTTCGTAGCTTAGCCCTAGTATCATCCTCTAATAATCTAGCGTTTTCACGTATTCTGCCAAAAGCAGGAACAGCCTGTTTAATTAGTAAGGCTGATATGCCTGCTAATACTGTTGCTAATCCAGTGGGGCTACTGGCTAACATTCCAAGTAAAGGCCCTAGAACTTTATTAATTAATTCTAGTCCGCTTTGCATTAAATTCTTAATAGAGGCTAATACTTTAGAGTAAGGGTTAGTATCTAACGAAATAGCACCGAATTTACTCTCACCTTCTGCTAATACTGCATTAGTAAATGCTTGATGTTTTTCAAAATCTGTTAAAGAATCAACAGTTTTACCTATTTGCTCAGCATACTTTTGTTGTGCTGGGATAACACGCGTCATAATCCCTAATTCATCTAATAGTTCTGGTTGAGTTTTAACAATACCTTTTGTTAAACGGTCCATCGAATCAGGTAAATCACGCCCTAAGGCTAAAGAAGCATTTTTTGCTACTTGGGTCATGCGTAGTATTTGTGAGTTTGACATACCACCAGAACTTGCCAAAGCAACAGACTGCATGGCTTGTTGCATAGAAATAGCGCTGTCAGCAACAGTTATCATTTGTTTAGCTAGCGAGCCTAAATTTTTACCTGTGGAAGCCCCTATTTGATCTAACCCTTTGACCAGGTTAGTGGTATCCATTGCTTTGCTAAGAGCAGACCACGCAGTACTTACTGCGTAGATATTAGCTGCAAAAGTAGCATATAAGTGTACTAATCCACCTAGCCCAGCAGCTTGTGCTGCAAAATCACTAGCTGCAGAACCTGTACCAGCCTTTTTACCTATACTACGAGCAGTCTTACTTTCCCCAGGTGCTGTATTTGTTCTAGATAGTATTTGATAGCCTTTAGCTTCCCTACTAGCGCGTGCAGTATTATCTGCAAATTCTTTTGCTTCTTTATTTGCTGCAGCTAACCCATTGGCAGTCACATTTAAGTCTATATTTACTACATTTGCCATATATGCTCCCCCTAGATAGTAATGTAAAACACATTACTATTATTTTTCTTTCCTATTATATCACTATAGGACCAAACAGTCAAGGTATAAATTTATTTAGCCATAAAAAAACCCACACATATTATATTATGTGTGGGTTACTTTATTTCTTTTGGTTTACTATCATTAATTAATTTACTTCTATGCTTATCTATAATTAAAATAAGCTCAAGTACCATTTTATACTCTTCGACCGGTACCTCTAATATTTCTAATATATCTTTTATGCCAGATAACTGTTTGCCCATATAAGTACCACTCATGCCTTCATGTATATCACTTAATTTGTTATAAACATGAAAAGCTTCTTGTACTATTAATGGAAAATCTTCAAAATCCACTGGAATTTCTGACTCCAGTGGATCGCTATCTAGAGTTTCACACATTTCAAAATAAGCTTCCTTAGTCATATTAGATTGGCTATTTTGAAGGTATGATTTTATACTTTGATTTACTTCAAGGTACTGGTCTTCGTGAAATTTGTTAATTCAGTAACAGTTTCACTAATAAAGGAATCGAAGGCCCCAGAGTTCTGCATTAAAAATAGCGCATTTTCCTGAGTGTATGCTAGCTCATCGTCTGGATTTTGACCTGTTAGGTCAACTGGGGCTAACTGTTCTAGATAAGATAGTTTAAACCCTTTCCATCCTTTAATACAAGCATTGACGTATAGCTGTAGAAATAGTTTATCATCTAATTCTTCGGTTGTCTGCCGATTTTTAAAACTAGTTTTTGTAGCCTTTTTACGTATATTTACCAAAGTTTCTCTTGATAAAAATACTACATCAATTTTAAACCCATCAAATCCGGGGTACTCAACTTCCACCGATTTACTAGGTACTAGTAAATTTTTTAAGCTTAGGGCTGTAGTTTCTGCCATTTGCATTCCTTAATTATTATAATATGAAAAAGAGCCGCCAGGGATCAGGCTGGCGACAAGAAAAATTATACTGAGTAGTATCTAACTAACATATCAGTTACAGCCTCTACATCATAGTAGTTACTACCATTATCCGAATTAGCAGCAGTGCTAGAGTCGATAAGGCAAGCTCCTTGTGCTACAAAAGAAATGTTGGTTGATACAACATCTTGAACCTCAATTGTAGGTATATGTAAAGTAACTGCCGGGAACTCTAACTCTACTTTAACAGAATTGTTAATAC